ACCCGTCCGAGGAAACCGTCACGGCTGAGACGGCCAGCGACGATGAGGAGAATCAGGAAGAGGTTGCCGTAAAAGACAACACGTCTGAGGAACCAGAGACTGAATCTATCGATGCCTTTGGTGACGTTGTGACCATCGACCGTGGCGTGTATGAAGACCTACTCAAGCGTGCCGCCACCGGTGATGCCAGCGTAGAGCGTGATCACCAGATGGAGGTTGCCGCCATGGTCGATACCGCTATCAAGGCCGGTAAAGTGCTGGCAGCGCGCCGGGATGCCCTCATAGCTCAAGGGCTTGAGGATACGACGGCACTCAAAAACCACCTTGCCAAATTGGCCCCCGGAACTATCCCTGTCAGTGAAAAAGGCTGGGTTGGCTCTGTGGGGGTGGATGCGGATGAAGAGACCGCAAAGCTGGCTGAGAAAGACCTTTTGAATCAGTTGGCTAACTCAAGCAATTTTGCTATGCCGATGCAGCCCGCGCGGCTAGGCGTGGCAACCTTCCGAGGAGGTAAAAACTAATGGTGAATCCCCTTTTTCGCCACGGCCCCATCACTTTTCCGGTCACTAAAGAGGTGACGCCTTTTCGACTGGTCAAGCTCACAGATAAGGGCATCGAACACGCTGGGGCATCTGATACCCCGATTGGTGTTGTAACCGAGCCGGGTAAGCCCCGCCCCGGTACCTACACCGGTACCGTCTCCCCGGGACCGGCTGCCAGCGTGGCTGTCCATGTAGGCGGCGGTGTCGTGGTCCCGATTGAGACTACAGAGCAGAATCTGAAAATGGGCCAGTCTGTTGCGGTCGCAGCGGACGGCAAAGTGTCCGCTACCGGAACTGTCAAGGTTGGCACGGTTGTTCGTACCACCGGCGGTACCGGTTCCATCAACACAGTAGGGGTTCTACTGAACCTCCCTGTCGCGTAGACCATCACAAGCATAAGGATAGATCAACATGCCCAATAATATGCCGTTGACCAGCGCTTACGGTGGTCAAGAGCTGACAGTATCGACGATACTCAAAGATCCGATGTGGCTACCGGATCGCCTGTATCAAAACATGGACCTGGCATTCATGGAGGATGCACTTCTTCGTGATGCAGGATCGAACAGCGGTGTAGTTGCCTATAGGGAAACGGCTGCACCCTTCCTGAACGATAAGGCCCGTGAAGTCGCTGAATTTGGTGAGATTCCAGTCAGCGGAATCAAAGAGGGCGCTGTCAAGGCGCTGGTCGGTGTTAAGTTCGCGCAAGGTATCCGCGTGTCCTACGAAATGAGGACTGAAAACAACATCGACATGGTGAATCGCCAGGTCATCGCCCTGCAGAACACCATGACCAAATCAGCTGTGGATGCAACGCTGGCCGCGTTCAAAGCCGCTGAGATTCCGACCGTGGCTGTCAGCAAAGCTTGGACGGCAAGCGATAGTGAGCCGTTCAAAGACCTTGCCACGGCTAAGCGCAAAATCTCGCAAGCCAAAACTGATGACAACCAGCTGTATGGCTACCGTCCGGATACGTTGGTGATTGCTGAATCGGCCATTGACCTGCTGCTGAATAGCCAGCAGACACAGGCTTTCTACAATGGCAACATGGCAGATCAAAACCCTGTGTACACAGGCGTTTTGCCGTTTGCTCTGCGTGGTCTGCGTGTAGTCACGTCCCCGTGGCTGACTGATGATGACGTGTATGTCATGCAAGCTGGTGTGGCTGGGTTCCGTAGCGACACGATCCCGCTCAAGTTCTCCCCGCTTGCGGTTGAAAGTGGCGATCCTAGCGATGAGCTGGGTGGTAACACCATGTCGTGGCGTATGAACGCGGTGCGTAAGCGCATCATTGCTATTACCGACCCAAAGGCTGTGGTCAAGCTCACTGGCCTACAGGGGTGATGAGTCGTGCCCAAGATGCGATTGACCGTAGACCTTTGGGCACCCACCCTTGACGGTGTGTCAAGGGAGTTCACCTATGGTGACAGGTTCCACATCGACGATTCCACAGCTGAGTGGCTGCGACGAAATGGAATTGCCAAAGATGCGGATGATTTGAGCGGTGATGACAAGCACGCTCCCACACCACAGCCGGGGACGGTGGACTATGACCCGGATGATCCCAACACCACTAAGCTTTTTAGTGAGCTGGGTGGGGATGAGCTGGGAATACCTGAGACTGAATCTACCCATGATGCGGTAGATGAGGACGATACACCAGCGGTGCCTAAGCCGCTGGCAGCGGCCAAAGTGGATGCGTGGCGCCGCTATGCGGAATCCCTTGGAATTGACCCCAAAGGTCGATCCAAGGATGAGTTGCGTTCCTTGTGTGCACAGCGTGAATCCCAAAGCTAGGGAGGTGGAAAGTGGCCGAACTCACCATTGACATTGATGATTTTGAGGCGCGCTTGCCGCGTCCTTTTCATGATGATCATGAGCGACGTCGTGCCGCCCTGCTTTTCCAGGACGCTGTGGCGATCATTCGTGAGGCGGTGGAGGAGGCCGGGTACGCCCCCGCTGACTGGGTTGCTATAGAGCGCAACAAGCGCCGCGCCATTTTGGTTGCTCACTCCATGGTGGCCACGGCCATTATGATCGGTGAGAATGTGGGTGTCATGCAGGTGTCTACCACCACTGGCCCCTACACGGAATCCACCAGCTACAGCGGTCGGATTGCTAATCCGTCCCTGTGGGGCGGCGTGGAATTGACAGACTGGCACCTTGAGTTTTTGGGGTTGCTGTCTAAGTCAACTCCGATAGCGTCAAATCCAGACCCTTACCTTGTCTCCCCGGAATCTTCCCTAGTGAGCATGTACGCCGCCCCTTTTCCCGGCTCCGTGCCAATAGGGGGGTGGTACGGAAATGGCTATCCAGGGTATGGGTGAGTCGATCACCATTACCGCGCCGCGTCACATGGATGACTACGGGCGGTGGATCGAAGACCCCCGCGCTGAGTCCACCATCTACGACGGCTGCCTGTTGTCCCCCACCAGATCGCAAGACATGGTGAACACTTCCCTGAATGGGGAGGTGACCAGCTGGGATGTGTTCATGCCGTACAAAACGGTGGCGCTACAGCGGGGACAGCGGGTACTTGCCCGTGGTGAGTGGTTCGTCATTTCAGCGGTGCCATTCAACTGGATTCCTGCACGTCGAAGGAACGCCCTTCACGGCACACGCTTCACCATGACCAGAGTGGAAGGGGCAAGCTAATGGCTACCAGACCTACAAAGGTGGTTGTTGATTCCCGAGCGCTTGCCCGCTTCTTGGACGGTAAGGAAGTGCGCGCCGCGCTGGCTAAGGCTGCTCAAGAGACCTTGGACGCGGCAAAGCTACGGGGCAAGACAAAGGTTCACATTCAACGCAACCGTGGAGGTCGCGCTGTGGCTTTGATTGTGCTCAATGGCAGACGAGCAGCTGCGTACCATACTCGCACCGGTCACATCATCAGTGCGGCTGCAAGTGTGGGATTGGACGTTAAACGTAGGCCGGGGGTGCATTAAATGGCAACTGAAATCCAGCGCCCCTATGACGTATGCACGGCTATGGTGAAGCTGCTCAAGTACTACATCCTTGATGTGCCCGTGTCCACGTCTTTGCCCCCGCTGTGGAAGGCAGAGGATGGACGGCCACACATTGTGGTGAGTCATGGCGGCTACATTGAGGCCAAAAGGTCGCATGACGTGCAGCATTTGAATGTTGCTGTATACAGCAACGAGCGCCCCCGCGCTTTTGATCTATTGGGCCGTGTCAACGGTATTTTAGATGTACTCAGTGCTGTGGGGTGTGGAATGCGTATCGAACGTATATCCAATTTGAACGTGGTTCACAGCGACATCTCCGCTGGCTTTGTGGCTGGTGGAACGTTCGCTGTCACGACAACAAAGCAGACAGAGAGGCTGTGACATGGCTGATAACAAGCCAGATATTTGGGTGAACGCTGACGTCTACGTGACTCAGCAAGAAAACCCTAAGATCAAACCAGATGGAACTTTCCCAGAGTATTGGCAGCTTGTGGGCCTTTTGAATGGCTCCGACGGCTTCACACAAGAACGTGAGTTCTCCGAGACTGAGGCCACTGCCTGGGGTAAGGGCGTTGTGGACAAATCCCGCAAGGACTTTAAGTCCACGGGTGGGTTCACGGCCCTTGAGGATAACCCCGTTACGCACTATCTCGCATGGCCGGGTTCAACCGAACATGTGATCACAGTGCCGCACCCGGCACGTGTGTACGTGGCCTACAAGACCATTGACAAAGACGGAAATACCCTCATTTGGGTGACCCGTGAAAAGGCAGAGGTCTTTGCTGGCAACCTGTCCAAGACCGACGAGGTGGCTGGTAAGCAGTTTGCTGTCACGCACTTTGTCGATTCTAAAGGCGGCCTGTTCGACCAGATCAAGATCAAGGCTGGTGAGAAGACGATCCAGAAGATCGCTCCGATCCGCATTGATGGTGTGACGGCTGAGGAGTCCCCGCTTGTTCTCCCTGCTACCGGCGGTGGATTTAACCCCGGTGGTGCCGCAGCCGCTGCACCTACTCCCGCTGGCCCCGGTGCTGCAGCCGGGAATCCAGGACAGCCGCCCGCAGCACCGCCCCGCGCTGGTGGACAGCCCGGTGTTGGCGGATAAGCCCTAACCCCACTAATGAGGAGACCACATGGCACAGCTCCCTACCGAAGCTGAAATCAATGCCGAGGCGGCCCGTCGCGGTCTAACCGATGCGACGGGCCGTGCACTGCCTTACTTGCGATCAGGTATTGCCAAAGAGCTATACGATGCACGCCTTGAGGCAGAGGCACAGGAAGAGTTGCTATATAACGCAACCGACGATTACACAGAGCTTGACCTTGAAAGCATCGCTGATGTGGTGTTTTCCCTTGATGAGCTGCTGAAACGTCGGGGCACACTGTCCCGTGTACGCGCGGCGGTGTGCAGCGCTGTAGCATCTGAATTGTCCGCTGCGATGCTTGGAACCGAGGAAGACCCCGGCTACGAGATTGCAGAAACCCTATCTGAGATGGAGGAACATATGTCTGAGATCACCCCGGCTCTGACCAGCCTCAAGGATACTCTGACCCGTGCGTATGCCGAACTTTCGGCACGCAAGGCTGAACCGGCTGTGTCTGAGGAAGACAAGAAGGTTCTCGCTGAGATCGCTGGTCTGGCTAAGGCCCTTGACGACCTTACCCCTGACGACGTCACCCCGGTTGCCCCTGAGCAGCCCGCTACCCCGGCTGAGCCGGTCACCCCGGATACCCCTGTGGAGACCCCGGCCACCCCGGAACAGCCCGCTGACAACGCTACCCCGGCTGAGCCTGTAGCACCGGCTGATAACGCTGGTGAGCAGCCCGCAACCCCGGCTGAGCCGGTCACCCCTGTCAACCCGGTTGACGCTGGCTTTTAATTAAGTCACTAGGGAGGTTGCTTTACATGGCAACCTCCCTTTTCCCGCTATTCCTTATCGTGAGAGGTACCTATCAACATGGCACGCAAACGCCGCAACAAAAACAACCAGAACCAGAATCGTCAATCCTGGCAGCAGGGGCTACAGCCGGGGGCTGAGGCGGTGGCCATTGCCCGTGATGAAGCTGAAAACCCCAAGTGGGTGTACGTCGATTTGACGCTGAATGAGGGTGAACCTGAAGAGGAGACCTTACAGCTCAAGATGTACCGCAACCCCATGGATGGGGATTGGCGCATCTTGCCGCTTATTTCTCGCATGAACAAAATGAATCCGCGTGAGCGTGAGCGCGCTGGCATCGATATTCTGATTGAATTTGTGCCCCTGCTTATGGCTCCCGGCCTGTGGGATGACATTAAAGACCGTGGACTTTCCGGTTCCGACCTACAAACCATCATGGAGCGGTGGGAACGTGCCGTGGCCCCAAAAGACTGGCAAGCCTAATTTGGCTGGTCTTTGAGCACTTTGACCTGCTAGAGGTGGATTTTCACACCTACTACAACCTTGACATCACCGGTGTTTTCACCGGTGATTTGTCGTTCCGCAAGCTACTGGTACTTGCCCATGGTCTGCAGCGGGGGAGTGCATTCCTGGCTGCGATCCATGAGCAGCCCCGGCGTAGCTTTGCTGATGAAATTCTCATGGACATTGTGGAGTCGAACACGGGCAAGCCTCACCCGGTGAGGGACTATGAGCGCAAGGTCAAGGAACAGGCAGAGCGCGCCCCGCTCATTGAGGCCGCTAAGCGGCGCGCGGCTGAGCAGCGCGCTAAGTCGAACGGGGATATGTCCATGTGGCAACCCCGTTGATTTTTAATGCAACAACGCTATGGAGGTAGTGAACAATGGCCGGTACAAATCTAGGGTACGCAACCTTAGCTATCACTACCTCCGTAGCGGGCATCAATGAGCAGCTGCGTAGCGCAATTACCGGCCCCGTGCAACAGGCCGCTAATCAAGCGTCGAAGACGCTTTCCGACACCATGAAGAGCGGCGCTGAACGTGCAGCTGAGGAAGTCAAGCGCGCTTACGAAAAGGAAGCCAAAGCCGCTGATGCGGTAGTCGCTGCAGATCGCAAGATCGCAGACGCTAAAGAGATGGTGCTGATTAAGACCCGTGCCGTCCAAGCTGCTGAGGCAGACCTTGAGCGTGTGCGGTCTTCATCGTCAAGCAAAATAGCACAGGCAGAGCAGCGGCTGAATGACCTGCGTAATTCTTCCAAGGCAAGTGCGGATCAAATCGCAGACGCTGAACGCCGCTTGAATGAGGCGCGGCTGTCTGGTGAGTCAGCTATCTTGCGACGGCAAAACGCGGTGGACAAGGCCAAAGCCGCTGAGATGAGCGCGACCGAGGCTGTGGCCGCTGCGACTGAGAAACGCAAAGCCGCTGCGTCTGGTCTTGCCGATGCGCAAGATAACATCACGGCGGCCACTGAACGTTACAACCGGATTAGCGCTGAGGGCACCAAACAGACTCATGGTTTTGCCGATGCTATTTCGTCTATGAAGTCGAAAATCGGCGGGTCGGTCCAGGCTATTGGTTCTCTTGCCCAACAGGCCGTGTTGCCAGCAACAGCCGCACTAGGCGCACTCACCCTTGCCGCTAAAGATGCCATGAGTTGGGCCGCTGAGGCAGAGCAGAGCTATGGCGCTGTGGAGTCCATCTTTTCCGAGCATGCAGACCAGATCACAGCTGCCTCAAAACAGGCAGCCAACGCTGTTGGCTTGTCTGGCAGGGAGTACAGGGAGCTTTCCGCACAGACCGGTGCCATGCTCAAAAACATGGGATTCCCTATGCAAGAGGTGGCAGACCGTTCCCAGAATCTTGTGTCGGTGGGTGCAGACCTTGCCGCTACATTCGGCGGCACTACCAAAGAGGCCATTGAGGCTATCGGCGCTTTGATGCGTGGGGAGACCGACCCCATCGAACGTTATGGCGTGTCGATTCGTCAAAGTGACATTAATGCCCGGCTGGCAGCTAAAGGCTTGGACAAGCTTGAGGGCGCGGCCCTCAAACAGGCTAGTGCTCAAGAGCTGCTAGCCATGCTGAGTGAGCAGACGGCCAGCGCACAGGGCCAATTTGCCCGTGAGACTGACACGGCTGCTCACAAGCAACAAGTGGCCACGGCAAAAATCAATGATGCGAAAGAGGCCATTGGTACAGGTCTGTTGCCTGTTATGGCAACACTTGCCGATTGGGGCGCAAAGGTAGCGAGCGTCATTGGTGAGCACCCCCGTATCTTCATTGCGGTGGCCGGTGCCATTGGTACGCTCTCCGCTGCGATCATTGGTATCAGTGGCGCGGCGTCGATCTTCACGGCGCTATCGGGTGCAGCTGCGGCTGCTGGCACCACCATAGGTGGACTGGTCGCTACTACAGCGGCGGCCATAGCTCCCATCGCCGGTATCGTGGCGGCGGTGGTTGCAGCCGGGGCCGCGTTGTGGGCATTCTTCACCAAAACCGAGACTGGCCGTCAAATGTGGCAGTCGCTTGTCGATTCCTTTGTGTGGGCAAAAGACAAGCTGGCAGAGGTGTTCAGCAATATCAAGATTGGCTTTGGTGAGCTGGTCGATGCTTTCAATGGCGGTGACTCTGGGTACGGTGCCCTGGCCGCGTTGGTTGGTGACCAGTGGGCCAATGCATGGGTGAATGCCAGTGCCCGGCTGGGTGAAGTGTGGGGCAACATCAAACTGGGATTTGGTGAGCTGGTCGATGCGTTCAACGGCGGTGATTCGGGCTACGGCGCCCTTGCCTCGCTCATTGGTGATCAATGGGCACAGGCGTGGTCCGATACAGCCGCCCGGATGGGTGAAGCGTGGACCACTATCAAGCAGGGCTTTTGGGAACTGGTTGATGCTTTCAACGGCGATGACTCAGGAAACGGCGCGCTGGCAAGTGTGATTGGCACTGAATGGGCCGATCGTATTTGGGATGGTGCGAACCGAGCAGGTGAAGCTTTCCGCTACGTTCGTGATCGCTTTAGCGAGGTCATTCAGGGCTTTAACGATGGTGGACTTACCGGAGCTATCCAAGCCGCGTTTGGTGAGGAAACATCCAACTGGATTATGGGTTGGGTGGAGACTGTGCGCGGTTCCCTTGGATTCTTAGGGGACTTTGTACGGGACCATTTGGGTGGTGCTTTTAGCTCACTCAAGGACGCTTTCTACAGCATCATTGATTCATTCAGCGCTGTAGGCGGTGCCCTGTATGATGCACTGCTCCCAGCCCTACAGTCGTTCTGGAATTTGCTACAGCAGCTGTGGCAAGTGCTTGAGCCTGTCCTTATGCCTGTCCTTAACACCCTTGGATATGTTCTGGGTGGGGTTATTGTTGGTGCCGTCATGCTGGTGGTTACCAACCTTGAGGCCATGGCAAATGGTATTCGCATAGCAGCGGATATTATTAACTGGCTTGTGCAGAACGCCCTTGTTCCGTGGATTGGGCAAATGGGTGAGGCTGCAAGGATTCTGCTTGATGTCCTTGGATTTGCCGTAAGAGCGGTGGGTGACTATTTCCGAGCCGTGTGGGATACGCAATTCAAACCGGTGATTGATTTGCTGGTTGGTGCGATCATGTGGCTTGTGAACAACGTCGCCGTTCCCATGTTTAACCTGCTCAAGGACACATGGAATAACGCTGGACTTGTCATGCGAGCTGTGTATGACAATGTGATAAACACCATGTTCCAGGTGTTTATTGGCCTTGTGAATTGGTTCCTCAATAACGTCTGGATTCCGGTAATGAACGGCATTCAGAACTCCTGGAACTTTATGGCAGGGTTTGCCAGAGGGGTTTATGATGGTGTTATAAATCCGATGTTCCAGGCATTTAATGGTTTGATAAACTGGTTCCTCAATTCAGTGTGGAATCCGATTCTGCAAACCATGCAGAATGCATGGTCATTCATGGCGAACTTGATAAAGTCCGTTGTCGATACTGTCATCACCGGAACGTTCAATACATTCCAAGGCGCGCTGACAACACTTAAGAATTGGTTCCAAAGCACGGTCGATAATATCGGCACCATTTGGGATGGAATCAGGGAGAAGACAAAGAAGCCCGTAGAGTTCGTTGTGAACACTGTTTACAATGGCGGGATTAGAAAAGCGTGGAACGCGGTAGCTAAGTTGGTGGGGCTGGGTGAACTTCCAGAACATCACTTTGCACGCGGCGGTGTCTTGCCCGGCTATGCACCCGGTCAGGACACCATGCATTTCTATTCACCAGTGTGGGGTTCGCTCCACATGTCCCCCGGTGAGGGCATTCTTGTACCTGAGGCTGTGCAGGGCATGGGTGGTCCCAAAGCCATTGAGGCGCTGAACAAAACGGCACGCACCAAAGGTGTGAGCGGGGTTCGGCGCAATTTGGGTGAGGGCGCGGCGTTCTCACGCGGCGGTATCTTTGGCTTGCCAGAGATGCGTTTTGCGGGCGGCGGCAACGTTGACCTTGATGGTAAGATCGCTGCTTTGTTCGACCAGCTCAAGGGTGAACATGGCAAGCCCTACCAATATGGCGGTGTGGGTAATCCATCGTGGGATTGTTCAGGTATTTGGTCTGGTATCGTTCAATTCTTGAACGGCGGTTCACTGCGCGGTGGTCGCATTTTCAACACAGAATCTGTGTTCGAAAACTTTGGTTTTGAAAAAGGTCTGAACGGTCGTGTGACCATTGGTGTCATGCGCGGCGGTGGTGGCCCCAATTCTCACATGGCGGGCACCATTGATGGTGTCAACATTGAATCGGCGGGCGATCACGGCGTGCAGATCGGCGGCGGTGCTCGCGGCTCCGATAACAGCCTGTTCACCCTACACTGGACCCTGAAAGACTTCCTTGGCGAGTTCGTATCCGGTGGCAATGGTGGAAGTGGATTCTCCATCGCTGGCATGGCCAAACGCCTGTGGGATGCAGCTATCGGCAAGATTGGCGAGTTCCCAGGCAAAGAGCAGTTTGGGGACTTTGGCAAGCTGCCAGCTGCGATGCTCAAGACCATGGCTGATAAGGCATGGGAGTTCCTCAAGTCCAAGCTGGGCACGTTCAGCGGTGCGGGCGGTGTAGCCGGTAACGCGGAATCGTGGCGTGAAATGGCCATGGCCGCCATGCGTAGGCAGGGATTCAACGCCGATGACCCGCGTCAAGTGGACGCCATGCTGAAACAGATCATGTCTGAATCAGGTGGCAACCCTGGCATTGCACAGCAAATCCATGACGTGAACGGCACCGGTGAATCCGCTGGTGTGGGCCTGTTGCAGATTATCCCTGGCACATTTGCAGCTAACCGTGACCCCGAACTACCGGATGACCGGCGTGACCCATGGGCCAATATGAACGCCGCGCTAAGGTACTACAAATCACGCTATGGTACGGACCTTACGACGATGTGGGGTCACGGCCATGGCTATGACGCTGGTGGTTGGCTCAAGCCAACGCCCGGCGGTTTTGGTACCTATTTCAACCACACGGGTAAACCAGAGGCGGTGTTGACCGCTGACCAGTGGAAACGTATTCAAGACCTTATCGAAGGATTGCGTGAGGCACAGCCAGCACTAATTGAACTGGCTAACCCGAACTCCACTGTCAAGGTGGACATCAGCGACCGGTTGGCACGTACCGTGGCAACGGGAGACTTCCCGGGTGCCGTTCCAGGTTACTTGGAAGAGTCAAACCCGCTTGTCGGAATGGCGGTGGACGCGGCCCACACCCTTGACTCCCTAGAGGGTGAATGGGGTAACCTGCGTGGTCTTCCCGAGGAATTGGGTAACATCTACGCAGCCGGTCCTGATGGCTGGGATAGGGTGTCACGGGCGTTGCTTCATACAGCAACAACCGGGGACATTATCGCTACCGGTCTGGTCGATGAGGATTCCCCGCTCAATGTGGCAGCGCTGAAAACCCACAATGCGATTGTGGAGGGCCAACGGCAAGTACGTGAGGCTGTGGTTAACACAGCGCGTCAATATGGCATTGACATTCCAGCCATTGAAAAGGCCATTGCTGATGGTGTGGAGAATAACCGCAAGTGGGCAAGCGGTGAGTTGGATAACAAGGGCCGTATCGGTACCCCAGAGGAAATCGCACAAGACTTTGGTGGGATTATCGCTGAGGAGTACGGAAACCAGCTAGCCGGGCTGGTGGGCCTCAAGGGGATTGTCAAGGTGCCCCGGCTTCTTGACGATGAGTTGCGGCATAAGCGTGAAGAGCGCGCGGCTGCTCACCCTGAGAATGACCCGGCACCGTCCCCCAATGCAGAGCCACAGCCGGGACCAGTTCCGACTCCTGAACCGACACCCAGCGTGGCCGATCAAGCACCGGTACATGTCCAAAATGGCGGTGACACCATTACCGTCAATGTGACGCTTTCCACCAATGATGCTGATGACCCGGCCAAACTGGCACGTGTCGTTGACCAGCTGAAAGCTGAGTTTGATCGGCTCAAGCACGATCGCCGCCCTGCAAATACGCAGACACGCGGCGGCAACATCTAACTAAGACCATGGAGGTTTCATTATGGGGCAACTGCTTAATGGAGTGCTCACCATGGATGTGGAGTTGGAAGACCCCACAGGCCATGTGTGGAACCTCCATGGTGACGCGGCGGGTGATGAGGGTGTCACTCTAGAGGGGCTAGACAATATCGATGCGACTATTGACTATTCCCTTGATGGTGACGCTTTCCAAGTGGGTGAAAGAGTGGTGGGGTGGCGCATCGATGCCATTAAACCCACCATCAAAGTCGCTATCTCTACCGCCCGCCACGTCGATGCATTGATCAATTGGACGGCGGCGCTCAATGCGCAAGGCACATGGAAACTCATTATGCGTGACCCTGTACGCGGCGATGAGCGCACCCTAAAGATGCGCTTGTCACGCCACACCGGGGCTACCGAGGGTGACCCCTACATATCTGGGATGATCATTTCTGATTACACCTTTGTAGCCCCCGAGGCCACATGGTATGGTGGTGTGCAGAGGCTCCGCCATGGAGGTTCATGGGTTAATGACGGTCCCCTTGAACCCGTCTTGTCCCTAGTGTGGGGCAAGGCCGGATCAGTCTCTTTGACTGTCCCCGGGGACCGTGGTGGAGTGTGGACCGGTCCACTCCCCCGCCCGGTAAAAGATGGTCCATGGCAGTCGATCCTATCGATTGATAGCCGCATGATCGTCTTTGATAAAGACGGCGCTGGTTTACCAGTGCCGTCTTCATCATTTAGAAACAACTGGTTTTCACTCAAAGTAGGTTCGGGGCAAACTTTGAATTTCACCACAAGCGGCGGTACTGATGCATACCTGGATATTACGCCGCGCTATTTGAGTCCCTATTAAATTCCCCGATGGGAGGTTTGGTCATGGCCGGTGTTGTGTGGTCGGAATGGTGGGCACATGCTAATCAACTGTTCCGACAAAAAGGAATTAATTTCTGGCTGCTTGACAAAGACGGTCACCCGTTTTGTGAAGTACGTGAGATTATCGACTATGACCTTGGGGACTCAGCCCTAGACATGGCAGAGGGCAAAGTCACTATCTTTGCTGATAATGAAGTTGTCCCTTGGCTTTTGGGTAAAGAGACTGATGGTGTGATCGGGAAACAACCCCCGCGTATTGATCATGTACTCCATGACGCGGTGCACTTAATAGCTGTGACCGGCGAGTTTCAGGTGATGGGGTACCGCGTCCATGAGCTGCAATATGAGCTGGGTGGCAAACGCGGCGGCACCATGGAGATTATCGGTATCAGACCGCGTGAGCATTTCAAACATATTGTGCTCAAATCCAATACTCACCTGCCAGACCAATTCCAATTGAAATGGTCGGACATTCAACAAGGCCCTGCATTAAACATTATCAAATCCTATATTCATAGGAATTTGGAAAGACAATTTCAACCTAATTCATTGCTTGGACAATGGAATCTTGAGGTCATTAACGCATGGGACAAAGTGCGCCCCTCCGTTGAATTGTGGCCTATTTTCATGAATCCCAAAATCGATGGACCAAATACGGAATGGGCCGTGATCGAAGCCAGATATGACAATGCGTACGATGCTTTGAATAAGACGGCTACCGCATCTGGCACCATGCTCACAGCTGAGTATTGGTTGCCCGGAATGAAACAGCCGTGCCCTGACTATGTGACATTTAAAACACCCACCATCATTTTGGACGCGGTGAACCGGTCATTTCACCCAGGGGCCACGGGCACCATCAAAGACGGCATACGCGGTATTCAGCGTAGGTTCTCCGCTATCCTGAACCAAAACGTCGATGACCTGCCAGTATTCTCTGATGGGGCGGGGCTAACTCACCTGAACCTACCCCCGTGGGTGGTATGGAAACCCAGCCAATACCAGGCAGTGAGCAAAGTCACGTTCAAGAAATCCACTGATTCAGTGTTCGTGGTGGGTGGTAAATCCCCGGCGGCGCTGAACAAAATCCTATCCGTTGGATGGTCTGCACTGGTCAAGGGCATTGGCTCATTCTTCCCCGGCGTCGGTCCCTTCTTTGCTGAGATCATTGCAGAGGGCGGCAAAGAGGCGGTGAAGGATAGGATTCTCGCATTCCAGACCTATGACCAGAATTACCGCAAAGAGGCACATGGACGGCTCCGATATAGGGAGGTGTCCAAGCCGGGTGAGGCATACAGCATCTCTAGTGTGCAAGCGGCCATGGCTGCGATGGAGGAAACCGGCGGTGGAATCAGTTTTGATATTGCCGTTGTGGATGGTGCCCCGTACATGTTCGGTCGTGATTACCACGTAGGTGACCAGGTAGGCGTAGAGATGCTGGGTATGATCATGGCCTCATTCGTGAGCGAGGTTCATATCCAGGGTGACCGTGGCAAGAGAAATGTCACTGTGTCGCTGGGTGACCAACGTATCAGGGAATCCTCCACGGCCATGCTGGCTCACAACGTCGAAACCATCAGCGGCATTCTTTCCCGCATAAAGACGCAGATAGGACAATGACTATGAACTCTCAAGGTCTAGATGAGCTTTACCCTTTTGACACCCCTGATGGGAAAGACCCGTGGTCCGGGCTTTTCGTCCACGCCGCTGGTCTGGATATGGATACTCCCGTGGTCGAAGCGCTGGCACACCATGTACGCAAGTTGGGGTTTGTCCATCACGGCTATATGCAGGAGGTCACAAAAGTCAAGCTAGCTGTGGGTTTGCCCGTGGATGACGCTACCCACCACGCCGATCCGGGGGAGAAAATCACCATCACAGTGACAGAAAACCCGCGTAGTTATGTGTGGGTGCGTGGGGTTGCTCCACATGGTCTAGAGCTTACCGAGGCCGGCCTTTTTGGTGCGGTGAGTGAGATGGGTGTGTGGGAGTTTGAATTAGTTCACGGCCCCGCCCTTCACTTTGACCCGATGGGATATGGCGGTGCTCCCCTAGAACCGGGGCGGTGGGTGCACATTGATGAACCGGTGACCATGCCGTTTATCGACGCCACAGCCGTACCGGTCGAAGAGATGGACGATACCCAGCTTGTCCTACTACAGCAACGGGTAACCACAACCCTCAAGATGCGTGAAAAGGAAGGGGAGACGTCATGAGCGTCGATCCCACACGCCGCACCCTCACACCACCGGGCGGGGCCAGCGGGGCCGAACAGTTCGGGCAAGGTCTTGGACAGATGTTCGGACACGTCATTAACGGAATCGCTAATGCGATCCGTTCAGTGTTCGACCCCAACATCAGACCAGGGAACATGTTCGGCCCAATCGCCGGTGCCATGCAGCCCTACGTTGACCGTCAAAAGGAAATCGCAAACCGGATCGATGAACTCAAATCCCCTTTGGAAGAGACTGGCACCCTGTTCATGATCAATGGTGGTAAGCATTTGCAAGGTGTTTTCCCCTTTGACGAAATGCTCATTGGCTCGCGCGGCGTGGAGTTTGAGCGTATCCCCCACGCTATCCGACTCATGGACAAAGGCGTGTGGCGCATAGACGCCATGATTAGTGTCTCTGGTCTTATCTCCATCGCAGCCTCCCACGTGGTGGAATGGCAGATCGAAGTGAAAACCCGCACCGGTGACATGTGGCACGTCAAGCGCGGCTACATCACCAGCCGTGAACAAGACCATTCCGTACTATCCACAGTGGTGGCCGTGCCCGATGTTGGCTACACCGTACAGGTGGTGATCACACATAACAAGTCGTTTACCAGGGAGTTTTACGGTGGTGCAGACCGTAACCACCTGATGGTGTGGCACTTAAACCGTGAGATTGACGGCGGCAAAGGAACGGCTACGGGTCGATCCCGATAGCCGTACCTGTTGCATTAGACAGCAACTATCCTATCGTGCTCTATTCCTAGAGGAGGATTCATGGCACGTACCATTAACATTGACATCACAGACGTTGGGGGTAATGCGCACCCCGGCGATTACGTGGTGTTTTCCGCTACCAATTGGCGGGCCAGTGCAGACAGCCCGAACCGCGTCATCAGCACAGCCCCGCAACGTATCCACCTGAACGCGGGCCGCGCTGATGTGGCCAACATCGAACCTGGGTTGCTCCGCGTGGAGTTCCATGTGCGCAACCAGCGCATCAACCCCATCACGGTCAAAATCCCCGAGGGTGAGGGTGCTATCTCCCTGCGTGAGCTGATGGGGCCGGAATTTGCTCCCACACCAGAGGAAAGCGCGGCGGTGCAGTCACTGGCTGCACGTATCGACAACATCAAAGGATCGTTGGATGAGTTCGACCAGCGTCTTGATGTGGCACGTGATGAGCTTGATCGACTGGTGTCCAAATACGGCGGCGTGGCTCCCGCTGCTCCCACCCCGGCCCCTGCAGCACCACAGCCGGGCGGTACTCCCGCCCCGGCCCCCGCTGCTCCGAAAGCCACCATTACAGAGGCAGACGTCAACCGCATCATCGCGGAATACATCAAGGCTCACCCACCGGTGTCACCTAATCACGCTGAACCGCTGTTCGTGGCCGAACAGGTCACGTCCGAGCTTGAGAAGATTTTCTCTAAGCAGCTGCCTGTTGCTGTAGAGCGCAACATCAAAGAGAAGATTGATGCAGCCGTGCGTGCCGCCGATGGTGCAGCGGTAGCTACGGTCACCCCTGCTGCAGGTGGTAATGACATCTCTGACTCCCTGCAGGCCGCGCTGGTTAACCCCGCTGTCAAGGTGGTCAAAATCCCAGCTGGTGAATGGACGTTCCGTAAAGGACTCATCACCACCAAAAACACCAGTGGCAAGGTCGTGATGGGTGCGGGCAAAGATGCCACCACCATCAAGCGCACGGCTGGAACGATTGCCACCTTCTTCACGGCGGGCAGTGGTGACTTCATCAACCACGTCACCTTCACCGGGTTTACGCTGGATATGAACCACTCCGCTGACCCAGGTCACCTTGTGCGCGGATTCCAGATCACCAACGCGGAATTTGTGGACTTCCTAGGTGTGGGCATCAAAAACGTGGGTAGCCACGGTATCCTTTTGCAGGGCTACGCCACAAAGGAAAAGGCCACCGGTGTTGGTTCGTCCGACTGTCGCGTTATCCAGTGTGACATTGACGGCGCGGGGCTGGTACAGGCGCCCGCTGGCACCACCCTTGCCACCGGCCACGGCATCACCATCAAAGATGAGTCGCTGCGAAACCAGGTGCTGAACAACCGCATTCGCGGCGTGAGCTGTGGCATGGGTATCAACGGCACGCACACCACCAGCAACAGTTTCCCCCAAGCACAGCGGCTGGGTGAACCAAAGCACACGATGGTGAGCGGAAACATGGTGGTCATGGCTGAGAACATGAGCATCGCGTTTGAGCCAATTGGGTTTACGTCTGGCTGTGAATACACCTCCATCATCGGTAACCAGCTGCCTGTGTCCAAGGACAACGGCATCAGCGTTGGCGGGTACTCTGTGGTATCCAACAACGTCATTGGTGAGGCGTGGAATCACGGTATCGCATGTTCCGGTAACGGCACCGTGGTAAGTGACAACATCATCTCTAACGTGGGCCTTGAGAACGTCAAGCGTCCCCCGAAGGACGGCCCCAAAGAGTGGGCGGCGGTTGCTTTCGAAGACCCCAATGACTGCGTGGCCACTGGCAACAGCTACCGTAAGACCAACGCAGACAGCCAATGTACCCATATGATCAAGGTGGTCTTGCGTGACGGCACACGCCGCGATCAAGTAGGTGGCAACATCTTTGCATGGAACATGGCACAGCCGGGGTCGCTGCTGGGTGAGTTCGTCAAGAACGGCAACTTTAACCCAGCTAAGCCCGATATTGTCGTGACCATCGACATGTGGAATAACCTCCGTACCACGGTCTTGGACTTGCAGCGCAAGTACGATGAGATGGTGAACCGGGTAGGCACCCTTGAGGCGAAGCCAGCCCCAGCCCCTGCAAACCCCACACCTGCACCGGCTGACACTGAGAAGATCAAGCAGCTGGAAACACAGCTGAGTAAGTTGACCGAACAGCTCAAAGCGGTGCAGGCAGCACCCCCGGCGGCGGGTAACACACCCAGTGCACTTGTCAAGGCACTGGAAACCCGTGAAGGGCCGATCCCTGGCAAAGATATTCACCCGTTCAACCTGTGGACGCGTGGATCGCGGCGCCTGTCCCCGGTCACCTACTCATGGCCAAAGTACTGGGAGGCTATCGAACATGCTAGGGATGTGACAGCCAACTACCTGCACAACCCTGATATTGCTGGTCCCTTCATCGCTAACCCACACAGCGGTGTGGGCGATAAGAAGGAAAATGACTATGAGTTGACTTTGACAGCAACAGCCAATATGGGCATGGTCAACATTGCCTACGTCCTCACCCAGTGGGGTGGCCGTGCACACTCCGAAATCATCAAGGAAATTGACCAGTTCATCAGCTACTATGGCCGTCACCGTATACACGGCGTGTTCCTTGATGAGGCTGTCAACGGGTGGGGCGCGCAAGAGTCGAAGGTACAGAGCTATGTCACTCTGTACCAGGAACTCCGCAAGAAATACGGCCCCGCGTTCTACATCGTGGCAAACCCCGGCGGTAACACCGTGGAGGGAATGCTAGGCGCGGCTGATACCATCATGGCCTTTGAACAGTCAGCACAGCGCTACATTGATGACGAAACCATTTGCCCTGGCCACTACCGTGGTCAAAACCCCTTGCGGTTCTGGCACGCGGTACATAACGTCAACGATGTTGAACAGGCCAAGCAGGTTTTGCGACGTGCCAGCGTGTCGAACGTGGGACAAATCTGGTTGACGTCGGACACCTTCACCGGTGAGCTGGGTAGCGAGTCTGAATGGAACAACCCGTGGGATAACGCCCCTGACAAGGACATTCTGCGTGAGGAAATTCAGTGGGTGCGGCGTCTAGGTGAGTACATGACGCCGCAAGAGTTCGGATAGGAGGCCAGCGTTAAATGGCAACCATGCCTGTAGAGCAGGGCTTCTATGTCACCTCACCGTTCGGCAACCGTGATGGTGAATGGGCCGGGATGCATTGGGGTACTGACTTTGGCCACGATGGTGGCAGCGGTGGTTACCCCGTCTTTGCCGTCAAGTCTGGAACCGTCCAATATGCGGGCGGTGCTAGTGGTTTTGGTATGTGGGTAACCATCGACCATCCCACAGAGGTAGGAGGTGGGTACAGCGTCTACGGGCACACGGTGCCAGAGGTTGTACCCGGCCAGTGGGTGAATGAAGGTGACCGCATCGCGCGGATCAATCCTGATTCCTCCACCAATGGAGGTGTAGCCCCACACCTTCACTTTGAATGGCACCGGTACGTCTGGTCACAGCCGGGACCAGACCGGCTAGACCCCATTGCTACGGTGCTAGCCGGGGCGGTGTGGCCGGGTGGAGCACCCGTCACAGTGACTAATCCCACAATGGAGGAGAGTATGAGCGAGGTCATTTACGGCATCGACATTTCCAACCACCAGCCCGATATTGATCTTCACCAGGTGGGGCGTGAAGGTTTTGAGTGGGTAATCATCAAGGCCAATGAGGGCACATGGCGTGACCGTTTCTGTCGCCGCCACATCGACGCCGCGCGTGCAGCGGGGCTAGAGGTGGCCGTGTACTGCTACGTGGTCAATGACGCTAGCCCAGATGAACACGCCGATACCCTGCACGAGGTGGTGGGTGGGGACACCTCCCTGCCTGTGGCCTTGGACATTGAGGATGGTAGCGGTCATGACGTCGGTCACTTCCACCGGGTGAAGGACGCTATCGAAGCGCGCGGGTATCGCGTCTTCCTCACCTACATGCCGTCGTGGTATTGGCGTGACCGGTTGGGCCGTCCACAGCTTGATGGGTTACCCCCACTGTGGACCAGCTGGTACCCCGATAACAATGTTGATTTTGCCAGCACCATCTACGAACGCAGCGGTGATGCGGGTTGGAAGGGCTACGGCGGGTTGGACGTTGCTATCTGGCAGTTCACATCTAGTGCCAATGTAGCGTGGCATGATCGCGGTATCGACGCGGGTGTTTTCCGAGGCACACGGGAAGAGCTACATCAACTGTTCACTGGCATCCCCGCTGGTGACAAGGACATTAAGGAACTTGAATCGATGCGTATTCAAAGCGCGGTCAATGAGTCCAAGACTTTTGAGGCCGAACCATTTTTCAGAATCCAGGACCGCACCCTGTGGGAGGTGCACAAGATGTTGCGCCTCACCCTACAACTACAGGGTGTGGACGTCGATAAGTTCATTCAGGATGAAATCGACATTGACAATGGGCGCAAGCAGCGCCCGGCTAAGTGAGGAGTACACCATGAAAGAGCTGGGTAAGCTCATTACCCCGTGGTACATTCGCAAGATTTGCTATGCGGGTGCATCTATCTTTGGTATTGCCTTAGTGGCGTTCGGCATCGTGGACCCGGCTACCATCGACCGGCTGGGTGGGGAACTGGCACCATTGGTCTCCATCATCGTCGCGGCTGTTGGCGGTATGGCAGCGGTGCGCACCAACAAGGACAGCGACGATCGCCGCCCTGTGGTGGACATTGAAACCGTCATCGACCTAATCAATGAATCCACTCACACCGGCGGTGGCCGTCACACGCTCACTGATGAGGATGGTACCCTCACCCCTGCCCCACGACGTCACCACACCGTACCCAGTGCGGTGGACATTCTGCGTGACATGGCCGCAATGAGCAGCTAAAAGAAGGGAGGGGCGTGGTCATGCCCCTTATTTCTGATGGGATCATCATTGCACTGATTGGATGTGTCTCCGCTGTGTGCGGCGGGGTGGTCACACTTGTCTCTGCCACATTCAAAGCTCATGCGGATAGAGCAGAGCGCGAGGCCGAACGGTCAAAGCGCGATGCTGAATACGCAGAGCACAAGCTTGATCGTGCAGAGCGCGCCACCTCCATACTGCTTGAACAGCAACAGGCCCAAATCGACCAGCTGAACACGCGGCTCACCCAGCAGTGGGCCACGATTGAGAAGCTGCAAGAAGAGGCTGAGATCAATGGCAGTGTGCGCGTGGCACTCAGGGAAGTGCTCATAGCCTTCCCCGATCCACCAGGGCCGCCGTCCATATCCCCCATCGCAGCAGCGGCTGTGCAGTGGGAACACCCGTCACAGTGACGTAACTGCACTGTGGTAAAGTAAGCATGTCCCTTTCAGGTACAGGGACGGCGGGAAAGTAAAAGACGCCCCCACCATGGAACTTAGTTCTACGGTGGGGGCGTCTTTTCGTGTTTGGTGCTGACTATGTTACCACAGTTTGTATTTGGTCATAATCAAGCGCATGAACAGCGCGGCCTCACGCGCCCCACTCTGCTTGCCGCTGGTGGCAAGATGGTGAATGAGCAGCGCGGCGGCTTCATCTAGCGATTCGTTGTTGTCTGTCCCGATCACGGCCCACTGAATCAAATCCACCTTGTGAGTAGGTGTAAGACGGCTGAGGAGAGCACTATCTTTGATTGTGGTGGCATGAATGTGACTAGCCCCGGTGGACTCACCGGGTGCCGTATAAGAGCCAGCCAGCCGGTCGATGTACCACAAGGCTTTGTGAGCGTCCTGGCTAGCAGCGTCTTTCCTACCCAGACGCCACAAATACTTGATCGCATTGCCGCGTAAGAACCCCAGGCGGCTAGTGATATCGACACACTCAAGATCACCAAAGACCGGGTGCGTTTTGTAGTGATCCGGGTTGATCGCGTCATTGGTGGTCACTGTCCTGTGCTCCCAAATCCTTTAGCCCCGCGCGGCACCTCCGCGAGTAAGCTATCCTGCTTTGGTACGGCGTCGGTTACCTCAAAGTGCACCGGCTTAATGCAGGGCACCACCACCAATTGAGCAATGCGGCTACCTGTGGAGATGGTGACCGTTTCCTCAGTGGGATTGTGCAGAATCACCTTGACCTGGCCAGAGTAGCCGGGGTCAATGATGCCCGGCGCGTTGAGCACGGTGATACCCTTATCAGCTGCAAGGCCGCTGCGTGGACACACAAGACCAACGTGGTTGGCTGGGATGGTGACCTTCCACCCAGTTTCGACAAGCACATGCTCATGGGGGAAGATCATGATGTCATTTTCAGCACATCGTAGGTCAAGCCCCACATCATCGCTGTGGGTGTAGTGAAGGGCGGGCACGATACCGTCCGAGGATCGCGCGGCGTCCACCACGACGGTGGGAAAGTTGTTGCTGGTCATGTCGCTTACAGCCACCCTTGTTGTTTAGCGGCGGCCATAGCGGCTTGCAGCTGTTCATCAGTGGGGTCTGCCAGCACCACCGGTGCGCTCTGTCCCTTCTTTGCCCGTGCTTGATCCCGGAATATCACGCCTACGGTGAAGGGGCGGCCACTGTCGAAGTTGGACGTGAGGCTGTTGACGATGAAGCGCTGGAAGATCAGGGAGTCATTGCGCACGGCCCCTGCGTTAGGTCCATTAAGGACAACCCAGCTGGCCTGTACAGCCTCACTTTCCCCGTACTGGGTGGTGATCATTTGCCGTACTTTTTGTGCTTTGACCAGGACACATGCGCCCTCATCGTCGGTCAGCTTGTGGCCACTGCCTGTGGTGGTGCCGGTTGCGAACATGTCAGCGGGGTTGCCGATGGTGCCGCTGGGGGTGGCCATGCCGATGGTGCCGCTGGGGGTGGCCATGCCGATGGTGCCGCTGGGGGTGGCCATGCCGTTGTTTGCGGGCGGTGGGGTCTGTGCCTGTGGAGCAGCGGGGGCCCCCGGCTGTGCGGGTGGCTGTTGGTTCAGCAAAGGGTTGTTGGGGTCGGTAGCAGGATTGTAGCCGGGCTGTGCCTGTGGAGCAGCGGCGGTCTGTTGGAGTCCCTGCTGTGTCTGGTATGGATTGGTCATGAGAAAAGCCCCTTCCGGTGGCGATTGGTCTTCACCGTCTCGCTAACCAAAGGGGCTTTATCCCAGAGTCACGTATTCACATGCGTTGTAAGGAGAGAAAAGCGGAACTAGCTTTGATAGCGGGAAAGATGAAGTGAAGTTGAAAGGTGAAGGTAACCGGTTCATGTTCCTTTGCCGGATACGTTCATCATTATTACTCTGGCACGCCCGCGTGTCAAGCTACTGGTTGAATGAGGACATTTTCGCTAACCCCAATTGGGTGTGTTCAGCAGTCCAAATGTCTTGATTAGCACCCCATACAGCCGACAGTTCGTCCCTGTTGGTGCATTTATTGATGAGACTGGTTAGAGTGTCCACAGGACGGGGAATCTCATGGATACGGGGTATTTTGGTGCCAGCTTTCTCATAAACTTCACGGGTGGCAGCGGCAAGGGCAAGCACGCGGCGGCCTTCCTCAAGGTCATAGGTGACCAGCTCACAGTGGCCGGGGCGATCGGACGGAATATGTGCTATGATTCCGAACACATTACCCACAGCCGGGGGTGCTTCCCACCCTGAACCATCGACCTTGAGCATGGCGTCTGCATCTGCGTAGCACGCCATTTGAGCGGCGAAAGAAGCGTAGCTGTAGCGCAAGTCTTTGGACGTCTTCTTATCCCCAATAACACGGGTGCCGTCTGCCAGCTCCCATACGTTATCGAAGGTGCCCACCCATCCAAGTTCCTTGTTCCACACGACGCGCTCTACCAGGTCTGGGAGAATCGTAATTCCAGCCTCACTCAGTGCACCAAAATACGCATTTGCAAAGGGTCGGAACATGGCGGGCACATCGTCAATGTGACGAAACCCTGTTTCCACAGCCTCAATCCATGCGTGAATGGCGGTGCCTTTTTCGGCGGCATCTTTAGCCCCTGCGATTGTTTGAGCTTCATCAGCCACCGTATCAAGGTCTTTGGACACGTCGCGTGGTTCACCCAACAGGTCCACATTTTCTAGCAAATCCGGGTTCTGTTTGATGCCCAAAACCACGTTACGCAGCTTCCACTTGTCTAGCCCCGTGGTGTTGTCCAGGGTGTGTACACCGGTGGTGGTGCGGGTGAATTTGCCCTGATCCCCTGTCTCTGGGTGAGGCAAGATGTACTTACCCCATTGGGTATTTGGGGTGTACTCGCGGCGCTCACCTGGCAGCGGATACTTGTGTACGGGGGTTTCCAGTTGTTCGTTAGCCGTGGACGCGGTGCCGAACATGGCGGCGGGGTTGGGATTGGTCATGGTAGTGTGGTTCCTTCCTGTGCTTCCCATGCCTTCACCATGGGATCGATAACACGGCTTGCAAGGGCGATGGATATTTCATCAGACAGCCGTGCTTTGGTCATTCGCTTAGCGTCTTTGACGCCTAGTTTGAGGGCAAATTTCACCTGCTTCTCGCTGGGTGTGGGGCGTTGTCTCCACGGCGCATTGCGGTCTGGGATTCCACCCCAGCGCTCTGCCACCAGTTCGCACGCCTCAATAGCTTGTTCGACGGTCCCGTTACCAGGGGCGATACCCTTATTGAGCAGCCAGTATTGCTCCGCTGTCACCTTCACTTTGGTACACCCCACTTTGGCTGCACACCCCGGGGTAAGGTCATCAGCGCGGGGGTAGACAAAGACAAAGCACCCATCACTAAGGTCAAGGAATCGGTAGCCACCTTTGGTGGTGAGCCACAACGCGGGGGAAGTTGCCAGCAAATCTGTTTCCTCCATGGGCACCACGCCGATACGATCCCTAATCACCTTTGGTTCAGGTGCGGGTGCTTGACCGGGGTCATCTGTAGAGGTGGGGGATACGCGCTGCTGCTCCGCGCTGGGTACAAGGCAGGTGATCGTGCGTAGGCTCATGTCCTGCGTGGTACCAGCGACGTCAAGGACAAGCGCACTTTCCTTGTCTTCATGCAGCCTCAAAGCACGCCCCACCATTTGGGTGTAAAGCACCTGCGACCGGGTGGGCCGCGCCATAACCACGCAGTCACACATGGGGAAATCGGCACCCTCAGTGAGTACCTGCACCGTCACCATGTGCTTGATCGACCCCCGGCGGAACAAGTCAAAGACGGTGTCTTTTTCTTTGCGAGTCATGGACCCCACCACGGTCAAAGCGCTGTGTGGCTCTACCTCATTAAGGCGTTCGGTTATCTCATAGGCATGATCCACACCAGCGGCAAAGACGATGCAACGCTTGTCAGCGGCGTGTGTCATCATGGCCGTCACCGTAGACTCGCTTGATGCGCGCATGGCCTTTTCCAGGTCACGGGCTTGATAGTCCCCGGCCACTATCTTCACCTTGTCTAGCTCAAGGTCTGGGTGTACCACAGTCAAGCCATGGGGCTTGATAAGAAAACCATTGTCGATTGCCCACATCAAGCCGCGCTCAAAAACCACCTTATCCCAGACGTCACCTAACGTGCCGTCTGCACGGGTGGCCGTGGCGGTGAATCCACAGGCTTTGGTACGACCGTCCACGACACCTAGTTTCTCCAACACCTTAATGTAGCTAGGGGCGGTGGAGTGGTGCACTTCATCGACCAACACTAAGGTGCGCTCCCCCAGCGCATCGACACGTTTGGGTGAGCGGGAGAGTGTCTGGAATGTAGCAGCGACCACGGCCCTATCGGTCTGATTGGCCACCCCTTGCACCACTCCCATGTTGGCAGCGGTGACCACGCCGGGTGCTACAGCAACGATGGTGGAAAGCATCTGGTCTAACAGTTCACGGCGGTGGGCAAGCAAAAGCACCCGGCCGCCCCTGGCAAATTCGTCCGCTGCTAGTTTGGTTATGACGGTGGACTTGCCCATGCCCGTGGCCATGACCACGATGGGGGTGTGTCGCTCAAGGTCTTGTGCGTGGTAATCCTCCACAGCCCTTACGGCCTCACACTGGTAAGGCCGCAAGGTTCTAGGTTCTTGGAATGCTGGTGACACCAGCTACACCCCCGCTGCGATAATGCTCAAGCACATCAGCGTGACCACGGTGATGGTGACCCCCACACCTATGGCGGCGGTCTGAACGACATTGATCACGCGGTCTGTGCGGGTGTCATGGACGTGCACCGCGTCGTAGATTTGGTCGAAGGTGGGTTCCTGATGGTGATACCCATCAGTGGCACGTAGTGCCTTCTCCGCGTCGTGGACGGCAAGGGTGCGATCCCCCAGGATTTGCATGGGGCCGGGAGCCGCGTAGGCGTCGATGTGGTCGGATAGGTCTTTGTCGGAAATTGGCATGGCTTACGCTCACATTCCTTGTGAAAAGGGAAAACAGGTACATTCGGGGAGTTTAACCGCTCCCCGTCGGTGTAACTACTACTTTACACTTTGGCACACTAGCGTGCCAATTGTGATGGTGTGGTTCTTGTCACGTCCTGAGGCGGTAGGTTCCTTTACTTGCCTGTGTCAGCTTGCCCACGGTCGCTAGCTCACCCAGTAGATAGGTCACTAACTTTGTGGCGGTATCTCCATCAAGGGGGACATTGGTACGCAGCTCTGCCAGAACGTCTGTCACTGTGACAGTCTCCCATGGTGGCTGTCCTGTGAGCTTACCAAAGACAATGGAGCTTACCTGATCGGTCACACCCTTAAAATCTAGCCCCGCTGGCACCTGTGGCGGGGGATTCAGGAACGGTGACACGGCCACGGGCGGGGTGCCGAACGGTTGCAGCGGCGCCTGTACCGTCTCCGCTGGTGGAGGTGTTGGGGCCGGTTCCGGGGTGGGTGCCTGTGGCGCGGCGGGGGAGTCGATAACCTCCGCTGGTGGTGCGGGTACCTGTTCCGATGCGGGCGGCTGTGCCATGGACGGGGTACCGAACAACGCAGCGGGGTTCACCGGCGGTGTTGGTTCGGCCACAGGTTCAGGTGCTGGCACCGGCGCGAGCGGGGGTGTAGCAGCCGCACGGCGCTTATCCAGCTCCATCTGTGCAAGGGCTGCGAGCATGGGGTTAGGGGTGGTGACCTGTAGCTCTAGCTGTGCATCTGTCAGCCCTTCCACCAGATGGGTAGGGGTGAAGGGTTCGGGTGCTGGCTCTGGTTCCTCCACCAGTTCCGGGGCCATGGACGGTACGCCGAAAAGGTGGCTCACGTCTGGCTGTGGTTGTTCCACCACAGGTGCAGGGGTGGTCACCGGCGCGGGTTCAGGTTCCGGGTCTGGTACAGCGACCCGTGTAGGAGCTGGGGAGTCGATAACCTCCGCTGGTGGTTCAGGTGCAGCTACCGGCGCGGTGTTCTCAGCCTTAAGTCGCTCAATCTCAGCGCGTGCAGCGGCTAGCTGTTCCTCCACGGTGAGCGCTTCTACAGGTGCTGGCTGTCCATCAGGAAGCCCTAGAGTCGGGGCACCTAGATTACCTACGCGGTCTGTGAGTAGAGCAGATTCACCGGATTTGGTGATGGATAACTTAATGCTGTCTTCACCCTCAGCGCCTTCACCGTTCTTTACTTTCGTTGTCCTAATGCGTATTGGTTTCCCAACGCATTTATCGTTCTTGACTGGTTCTCCGCGCTTGTCGAGTTTGTGGTCTTTTTCGACCATAATTTCACTATCGAGCGCACCTTGCAGCGCGCTTGAACCGCGCCCGGAACTTCCACTTTTGGAGGTGTGGTGTACAACCACAACCCCCGCTCCGGTCACTGTACGTACTTTGTCAAATACGTTAATGACCTGATTCATTTCTTTAGATGAGTTTTCATCTGTACCGGCGATCATTCGACTGAGGGTGTCAAATACAACAGTCTTGATATTGTATTTGAGCATGAGTGCACACATCCATGCCCATGTGGCTGCGTTTCCATTTGTCAACATGGGTTCTTTGATCATGAAGAATTTGCCGCGCAAATCTTCCTCATGCCTAATTTCCCATTCACGCACGCGGGCAATGACACCAGGAAGACCCTCACCAATGACGTACAGTACATTCTGTTGTTGCACGTCACGGCCCTGCCACGGTTTGCCCGTGGCCATGTGCAAAATCATATCCAGTGCGACAAATGATTTGCCCGCACCCGGCGTTCCGATGATGGAGGTGAATCCACGGTGCTCTATGAGGCCGTCCACATCCCATGTGACTTTGGGCACTTCCTGATTCTCACCCTGCCAGTCAGCAAAGCCGGGGCGGATTTTCTGCAGCGCCTTAATTTCTTCATCGTTGACCCCGGTGCTGACTCCCCACATGGAGAAGACTCCCCGGCCCATGACGTCTTTTACGGTGCGAGGATCGATCCCATCAGCCGGGTCTTTGCTCCCCAACTGTTCTTGCCCCGGTGCCCATTGATGATGTTCTTCCTTGATGGGGCTAACCATGACGTCATGTTTGACTATCAAGGCTTCTTCATCCTCATGAATGTTGTCAGCTTCCACGCTGTTCATCATGGGATTGCTTACCGGCTCTGGGTAGTCTTTGTCTGGGTCATGGCCATGTACCATCACCCCCCATTCATTATCCACGCACATGTTGCCTTCCAAATTAGGCTTGCCTTTGTACTGTGGAATGTGCTCTATAAATTCCTCAGCGTGGTCACGGTCGCGGTCAATCCACGGCTGATTGACCTGCTCAATGGCCGGTTCTGGATCGGGTCGATAGGTGTTGGCAGCGGTGACCGCTGAAGGACCGGTGAGGGCGGTGGTGGAATCAGCGGCGGTGAGTGCAGAGGTGGCCCCTTCCCCAATTTGATTCGCAGCCATAAGGGCTGAATCCAGCGGAACACCCACCAGGTCCATAGGGATTTTGATACCCAAAGCATTAATCGCTTTGGTCATGTCCCCGCCATGTTCCATGAGCGCGACGAACGTCAACTTTGAGATGGTCTTAGTGTTGCGTGCGATGATATGTGCGGCGATCTCATCAGGTGCGTTGTCTGTCCACACATGCAGCGGCGCATTTTCCGAGTCGTAGCGGCCCAGGCTGCATGAGGCTTCATGAGCGGTGGCTGATTTGGGGCTTGATGGTGCCCCGGGTCGGGTGAAAATCCCACATCCACAGCCGTCTACGGTTCCAGCTGCGTGCCAGCCGTGACGGGTGAGAAGTTCCTCCCAGGTGACCGACTGTGCCCATTCAGCTATCGACTGGTCAAGGGTGAAATCCCCTGCCTGTAGATGTTGCGCGCGTTCCTCAGCGCGGCGCTGTCGCTCAAGCGCTGCTTCTTTGATGCTTACTTCCCGTGTCTTTAGCTCCATGGCCAAAGTGATGGGCAGCGGGTTATCCGGTGCGTTGGCCACATAGGGGCCTTCAGGACGGGTGGACGGGGGGATCAAAACGTAGGCGTCGTTCAGATACACGCTGAATGATCCATGCTCTGTGGTGACTTTATGCACAGCGGGCATATCGTCCGAGATGGTGACGGTATCGGGCAGCTTAAACCACCAGTGGCCACCCCCGTTGTGCCCTCCACCACCAGGGGTAAGGACTGTAGGGGCGGGTACTTTATCTAGCCCTCCGAACTCAGGGGCAAGGAACTGCTTGAGGGCGTTTACTTCCTGTGGTGTGTCCGCGTCCACCACCACGTAACTGCTCCCCCTCAGCCGCACGGCAAAGTTCAGCGGTGCGTTCGGTTCCAGCGGGGCCGGGTGGGTTTTGGGGCGTTTCTCGCTAGCATCCCGGCGTGCACGGTGAATGTACTTCTTGAGCGTGGTGGGGTTGTCGGTAGCCATGTGTACCCCCGAACGGGGGTCTTGTTTCTTTTCATGGCTAGACCGCATGTCAAGCGGCAATTTTGTACCCGGCTGAATGAGCAGGACAGGCAGGTGCAGCTTGCACAATTCACGGGTGAATCTCAAAAGAACCGGTTCATCAGCCGTGTTGGGTGGCGTAGAACCTAAGACGACTGTTAAGCTGGTGTTACCGAGCATTTCAGTCCCCTTTCTGTTCGGTCGGTCCCCGAAGTTGGCGCTTGCGGGGACATTTTTACGTTTACAGGTACTTAGCTTAGTACAAAGCACCCCCGCTATCCACTACATCGGACGGCGGGGGTGTTGGTCTATCTACGGCGGGGTGGGTCGGTGAAAACAAGCAGGGTAGCTAGGCAAAAGAACGCTACCCAAATCGACAAATGGTCCATCACACATACTCCCAATGGCCGTGGAGCGGGTTCGCGTCGGTACGCAAGACGACCTGTTTCCCGGCCCATGCGTTCAGCCACTCAGGTGGTGTCTCCATGATCGACTGCACTTCCTCAGCCACATCAGCGCTCACGATCAATTCGTCATGCATGATGATGTGTACAGCGTCGGATAGTCCACGGCGGTAAACTTCATTCACACATTCGGACAGCACATCGTATGCACCTCCCTGACAGAACTGATTGACAGCCACGTAATCCTTGAGCTGCCTATCCGGTCCACGGGGCACAAGCAGGTGCCTACCAGCCGGGGACATGGCGTGACCTGTGCGACCACCTGCAACCTTAATGTTCAGCATGAACTGCTCCGTTGCTTTCATCTCCCCGAACACGCGGGCTTTCAGTTCGCGTGCCTGTTCAACGTCCACCTTGAGGCGTGCGGCAAGGGAAGTCAGCCCTTGACCGTACATCGAAGCCAACAGGATCACCTTAGCGGTCTTCCTATCGACCCCGGCGCGCTCCACGATGGGTAGGTACAGGTCTGCTCCATGATCGTCGAAGCCCTGCAAAAAGGCGTGGTCACGGGCACAATTGGCCATAAGCACCGGTTCGATGGAAGACCAGTCAATAGACACCCAGTCTGTGCCTTCATCTGGCACGATGATGGGGCGTGCATCGGCGCTAAATTGCTGCAATGGCGGGGCCGCGTAGCTCATGCGGCCTGTGGTTGCAGCACCCAGTATCTGGGTTTGCGGATGCGTACGCCCGGTAATCGACGCGGTGCGCTTGATTTTGGTCAAGTAGTCAGTGACTTTGGCCAGTTCCTTGACCTGCAAATGCGCGGTCACAAGGGGGTGATCGGGTAGCTCCCCCAGCGCGGCCTTGTCAGCCTTGAGCTTGCCGGTCTTTGTGGTGGGCCAATTCTCTGGTAGCCCCCCTGCTTCACTTAGTGCGGTAACCAAATCAGCCCCGTTACCAGGTCGGATACCAGCGGCGTCAAGAATGGCGGTGTTCTTATCCTGCTCCGCTACGTGTGAGCTAAGGTAGCTGTCCAGGTACTCTGTGTTGACTCCCAGCCCCTGCATGTTGCGGCGCATCATGACCCTATTGGTGACCATCTCACGATTAATCAGACGCTCCGCGTGCTCGCGGGTGGTACAACCATGAGGGGACTCAATCGGGTTGGACATGGTGAAGCTCACGCACAGCTCATGTAAAGGGGCTGCGATCCTCAGCGTGGCCGTGGTATCGGCCATGGCACCCAGCCGGTAGGACAGCGAGTCAATATCCATGCCCTCCCAGCCTTCACGCTGGGTGGCAAAGCCCCTGGCTGCGAACGCTGTGGCCATGGTTTCCGGTGGAATCTCCGTTGCACCTACATCTGGGTGTGCGACCATCGCCGCTAGGGAGTGATCCACTAGCCTATCGGGGAACGCCATGCGCGATAGCACGGCGGTGTCGTGCACTTTGTCCACGCACTCTAGGGGGAAACACCCCAGGTGATGGAGCGGCGGCAAATCGAAGGGGGCGTTATGGAGAATCAGCAACAGGGCTTCCTCAATGATGCGGGCTATGGCCTGTGCATCGTCTTCCCGGCGCGGGTCAAGCAACAGGGCGTGTGTCTCCCCATCCTCCCCCACAAATGAGGCTGTGAAGCATTTGACGTAGAATGACAAATCCTCAAGACCAGCTGTCTCAATATCAATGGCCACGGGGGTGGTGCGCATGGCAGCGGTGGATAGGGCTAGCTCACGCGCGGGACCACCGGTGTAGATGTAGTGCCTCATGGCGGGAACCCACATCTTGTTAATGTCGGGGACTGGTACAGGGGCGGGGGACGGGTACATTAGCTTTCTTCCTTCACGGTTAGTTCGGCGTGCAATAAAGCACGGCCTTGAGTGGTGTAGGTCTGTGCGGTGTTGCGTGACACACCTAATTGTCTGGCTAATTCTGTGATCGACACGCCCCGGTAATCGACGGCGATAGCTGCAAGGCGGCACAGGTCTTGTCGCAGCTCCATGGACTCACATCGCAACGCTGTCATTTCGTTGTACACATTTACCGCGTCTTGACATGCGGACGCAGGTGTTCCGGTTACCATTGGTTTACCTCCCTTAGTGATTCGTCAATGGCGCTTTGTATGTGTGAAATGTGATGGTCCATTTGTTCAGGTAGTCCGTATTGAAATGAGTGGGTGATTTCAATACGTCGATAGTCCGATTCACTTATTTTATTGTCAAAATACATGTTGTACGCACCATATAGATATTTCAAGTCAATATCGTATCTACATGACCTAATGCCGTTGTTACTGACAAATTCAAAAGGTGACATATCAATTCTGATAGTTCCTTTTGAACTGGGGTTGTTCATGTCAAACTTATCGAAATAGAAATAGGCAATTGTACCCTGCTCTGTCACACGGTCAACCTCCCACCCCATGACATAAGCCACAGGAAACGCCCACGTGTACGCACCTAAGCACCCGGCGCGAGACTCAGTGAAAATGTAGCGTCCAAGGTCATGTGCCCCTGCACAGGGGACATAGGTCCATTCAATATCAGTACGCACTGGTGGAGTACGTAGAGGGTTACCCGGCCGTGTATACGGGGTGTGAGCGGTAGGGGAAGGTTCCCGGTACGACATGATCGTCCCGTTATTCCACCCAGTGGAAACACCCCTACCCACGTACACAATTTCAATACCGCTTGGGAGTGTAAAGGACTGTTCAAAGCTTGCCTTGTCCAGCCCCATGGATTGCAGCATACGCGCTATGTTGTGTGCAATTTCTGAGTTGAGTGGCAATATTCGATTACCAGCATCACCCGGGACTGGAATACGTCGCCCCCACAGCTCATACTGTGAGGGGTCAAAGATGGGCACGTCACCACTCCATTTCCATATCCATGCACAGGTGGGATACCAGTTCAGCGACTAGGTGTGTCATGGCACGGTGCACCATGTCATAGTGCGGGCTTCCTTTTTCCGCTCTATGGGCATATACGTAGTCGCAATAGAAGTACAATTCTTCATCGTCACGCCACCATTGAGCCTCCACATGCCTATGCACGTATATGTGGGTTTCCTCAGATGAAACATTGATGGTGAGCAGCACCATATCTCCCGAGGTTGTTTCAACCTCCCATGCATAGTGGTACAGCTCCGTATCTGAGTGCTTTGGCACCCACCACGGTATGTAGTTTCGTATCGCGGGTTGTAGTGGTTCATCATTGACCACTACATTTACTAAGCCCTCAATGAGACGGTATTGCGCTTCCCAATTGAGCTTGTGCTTTGCTGGTATTGTTTTCATGGCAATACCACCATCAGCGCCACCAGCCCCGCCATGAGGGCAACGTACACGGCCACTTGAATTACTTCTTTACGCATTGGTCTAGTTCACTTTCTCTAGGTGAATTTGGTCAACTGGTGGGGTGGTTTGCCCGCCACCCCAGCGGGGTTAGATGGGGACTATACCCACCAGCCACGGGCAAGGGCGGTGCGTACCATCTCACGGGTAATGGTGTGGTTCACGTCTGCGTTGAAGCCGTGTGCGCCCATCTCGCGGCTGTCCACGACAGTGCCTGTTTCCACGTCCACAAGCTTCATGATCGTGGCGCCACAGCCGGGGCGCTGGTAGGTGATTTTGGCACGGTATGTGCCGTTCACGACCACATCAAGCCGTGACCATTTAGTGAAGGGTAGGCGGTCTTCACCGGCGATGTGGTGAAATTCGATGATTGCATTTTCTGTGGTCATGGTGTCGGTTCCTTCCGATCCGGTGGTGCGGCCCTGTGCCGCTTGCCTGTAACTATTACATTACACTTTGGCACTCTACTATGTCAAGGTGTAATGGTGTCTTGTCATGTGATAGTGGTCACGTGCTGTGACCTTGGAAAATAGGATTAGGTGGGGTGGATTGCCCGCCACCCCGGCGGGGCTTGACCTGCTAAGCGGTGCCGTCTTTACGACGGGGGCGGCGGGGTGCGTACCGCAAGCGGTTCTGAATCAGCGCGCGTACAGCGCTCATATCAGCGGCGTCTGCACTTGCCGTGAAGCGCGTTCCGTTCATCTGCGTGGTCTGCACCAGCACCCGACCATCGACCACGGCAATGCGGCCGTAGACCTTGCGATTACCAATGTGTACACGGTACAGAATGGTGTCCTCCGAGGTACCATCCTCCGCAAAGCTCACCCAGCCAATGGTGGGAACATCCTCAAGCTCAAGGGCAAGCACATCTAGGCGCAAGACCCCTGTGGCGGTGGCGATGGTAGCAGCGTCTGCCACGGCATCGCGGATAACGCGGCGGGCTTGAGCGCTTTTACGCTGAGTGGGGGAGGTGTACATGACCGGTCCTTTCCGGGTAATGGATTCGACCCTGTGCCGAACCCGGTAACTATGAATATACCTATGGCGCGCTACTATGTCAAGACATAGTGAACGGGGGTAGAATCATCTACCCCCGTTCACGGGTTTGTGCTGGTCACAGTCTCAATAGACTATCAAAAATGGCCGGCCTTTTTAGTCCAGTTCCATGACGGGTGACCATGGAACGTGCTCAATTCCCCCGGCTTTGACCACCTCCGCGCGCCACACTTCACCCACCAGCTGCACCCATAGTGCCTCCGGTATCCAGCGTCCCGATTCTGGCAGCTGTCGCCACCCATGGCGGTGCAGCTGGATATTGCCTTGCACCCGCGCCATGGTGGAAATCAGCTCACGCAGCGCATCAATCTCGCGTACTAGCTCACTCAGCGTCCGTACCATAGGCGTCGATAACAGAGCGCTGGGCACACTCATTCGCTGCAGGGTGCGGGTGGAGGTGCCCATCAGGGATGCCATTTCGCGGGCGGTGAGATTCAACACATCACGCACAGCGCGTACTTGTGCACCCGTCATAAGCGACTGGTATATGTGCCCCTCTTCTGGGGTGGGAACGTCGATGGGGGGCTGCTCTGGAATCCCTTCCCCATCGTCTGGCACCCACACCAACGGGTCACACTGACTCTGCTCGGCGGCGGGGTCTATATCCACATTCCCGAACCGCGCTGGGGGCTTGCCCTCCCCAGCGCCGGGTAAAAGCGACTGCATCTGTGCAGCCAAATCAATAGGTTTGCTCATTGTCCTTAGTCCTTATCTTCGCACAGCTGGGTATATCGCACACTCAGCGGTAAGCAACGTCCACCAGCGATTTGGTAGGGCGGTACATTCTCCCAAATATCGACGTCACGCAAGGTGAAGGGCTGCATCGACTTAAGCCATGCTTGAATCTGAGTCATGACCACTCCCCATGTGTGGTTTTGCACCACCACATCGCTTATGTCATATCCTGCCACCACGTCGTAATCAATGAAGCGCAAGCCCTGAATATCTCCGCTGTCTTCATCAGTGGACAATTCAATTTGCAGGGTGCGCTTGCCGAAAATCACCTCCATGCGGTCGATGAATTTAGATTCCTCCACCTTGAGGGTGCCGCGCTTGATGTTGGGTGAATGAAACTCCCCCACGATGGAATCCAGACCGTCTCGCAGTTCCTCAAAGTCAAGAATCAATCGATTGCTGAATGGGATTGACAAAGCCCCATAGTCGGTACTTTCGTATTGACTTTCACCCTTGAGATTGAGCTTTCCAGCTGCAATATGATTGATAAGGATATTCAGGTAGTGTGAATTACCTAACACAAAGAACTGGTAGTGCGGGAGGTCTGCACCAATGACATGTGTCTCACCATCATTGCGCCATACTGAGGCTACCCAGAATCCCGTAGTCTTAGGTGCTAGGTGCTGCAAGATCACCGTCACACTGTCGTAGGTGTTCGCGCCGGGGGCGGGTACTACGAAACCCAACGCGTTACTAGCGCCGCTGAATCCGGTATCTTCCAAGACCTGTAGGACGTTTGAGTGGCCGCGTAGGTATGTTCGTGTTTCTGGTTCAAAGTGATATTCCATGTTGCTCATGGTCGTGCTGTCCTTCCTGTGCTGTATGGCAGTGGTGGGGTGGGGTGGGGAGTTTTGGTGTCCCGGCCCTCCCCGTGGCCGGGTGTCTACTTACTTGAACCAGTTGTCGAACTCTGCGAAAAATTCGCCGTCCTCCATGAGCTGGTTACCCTCAGCGTCGTAGGTGGCTTGGACCAGACCAGCCAGGTCAAAGTACTTGATGACGTCCGACTCACCCGCCAGTGCGTAGGTGGCTTGGATTAGCTTCACCAGGTCGCTGATGGTGGCGGTGCTTTGACCCGTCTCAGCGGCGAGGGCGTCGATAGCGTATACCGTGTCGATGGTGTCGATGTTCTGCATTGGTCCGGTCCTTTCCGGGTTGTGGTTGCGGCCCCTTGCCGCTCCCTGTACCTATGAATATACCCGTGGCACACTACTACGTCAAGACATAGAGAACGGGGGTAGAAATATCTACCCCCGTAATGGGTTTGTGCTGGTAACAGCCTTAAGCTACCACCAAAATGGACGGCCTTTTAATCTGCGACGGCGTAGGTGTCGGACTCGCGTACCGTCTGTAGCATCCCCGCTGAGTCAGTGGTCTGCCATAGCTTGAATACGGCCTTAAGGGACGCGAGCGTGTAGGGAATCACGCCCCCATCAAGGTCGCTTCCCCGCTGGTACCAGGACAAAAGCCTACTCATGTTGGGGCGGTGTGGGCCGGGCGCTGACAGCTTCAGCTCCGCCCGATCATCAGCACTCACAGCGATACCGGATACCTCCCCATCGCTGGTGTACTCAACCAGCACAGATTCAGGAGCACCATCAAGACGCCAGTACATGAGCAGCTGCATCACCAGCTCCGTACTGCACGGCCAGATCATCATGCCATCTGGCATGTCATCAGCGAAATAGACATCCATGGCTACGCACCATGTATAGGCTATACGCGCGGTGGAGAAGACCACACCCCTATCACGAATGCTTTTGCGCTGATACGTTGCCGTGACCACCTTGTGTAGGAAGTGCTCTAGTGGTTCCCAACCTCCCCACACATCTTCATCATCCACGCAGTTTGGAACTGTCACTGTGACATATTCCTGTGATGGACCACCAGAGACATCAAGCAGTGAGATACGCAGCGTCTCACCATCCACACCCAAAGTGGAAAACTCAAGGCACATAAGAGCATCGACGCGACACCCTACACCAGTGGCCGGGTAGACGCGCGTAACCTGTTTACCATCGCTGCGTGTGAAGTGCTTCACCACCGGCGGGGTGTCAATGAGCGTTGCATTATCACGGACAAATTCACTCACGCACTGCTCTGTGTAGTAGTCCATCATACCTACAGCGGTGGCCTTGAGTGCTTTTGATGGTCGCTCCGTAAGGGTTAGCTTACTCATCTTCGCTACCTTCCTGTGCATCGTCCGTGTCCACGTCCATGTACAGCGCACGCTTAACCCATTCCGCATCGACCTTAAATTCGACAGTGAAGGTGGGCCGGTCCACGGCGTCCATGTGATGCGCCACGATGAAGAAAATCCCAGCCGCGTGAAGCAGGGAGAACACATCCCCCACCGTCATACGGGTGCGGTACAGATGCAGACCAGGAGCAGTGAAAGCACTACTTCGACTAGTAGACGTGATGGATATGTCGTACAACCCCGGCGTGGAGGTTATTTCACGCTCATGTGTAGGTGTCACGGTGATGTTCATGGTCTCATAGTCACCTACACCCACCGCCTGTGTCAGCGACATAGGGGCTTTCTCAGGATCACCTACATGGCTGGGTAGCTGTGGATTGTCAATAGGTACAGAATTCATCAGACCACGTGTCCTTCCTACCTGTACACCTATCGCATCTTTCAGCACAGCCAGCATCACCCGCCAGTGCACGGGCATCCACTTCACACCGGTGAAGGATTCCACGTAGCTGGGGATCGTCTCACCGTGGAGTATGCCCTGCTCCATCATGTTCGCCGCTTGCCGTGACACTTTCCATGCGTGGGAGTCAGCCTCACCGGCCACGCAGTGGGCCGTGGAGACAAAGCGGTACACGCTGTCTAGCACGCGACCAAGTGCGTGGTTGTTGTCATGGACGCGGGCGTGTGCCAGAGTAGCGTTCAGTGCCAGGTCTGTGCTCCCCTTCTCACGCCACACCAACGCGACCCTAATGGAGGCGTATTCATGATAGGTGAGCACCACATCAGTCTGGCTGAGGGTGATCACATCTTCCTCCCCCACCTTGACGGTGCGGGTGAAGGTGACCGTGACCTTATCCCCGTCACTATGAATGGTTTTGGTGTCCATGTGGACAGCTGTGCACACTTCCCCATCGTTGGTAGGCACTGCCTTGTGCTGGTTCCACGAGGCCGTGGTGTCGTGCACCCAGTCCAGTACGACGGTCACCATATCCTCAAATGTGCGTATCCGGGTGGCACGCCGCTTGTCCGGTTTCAGTGGGTTTTCCAACATTCGGCGGGCGTCTGATGTGTGGTCTCCAACATCAGGTAGGGAGTCCATCTGTCCAATTTCCTGAAACTCACCATTCTTATCTAGCACGTAGAACGTGTTTTCTTTGTCCATGCTCATGGCTCTAGGTTTCCTTCCTGTTGCGTCTCATCCATGTGGCAATGTGTCCGACTATGTGGGATTGTGTGGGTTCCTCCACTGTGGAGCGGTGCACACCATCCTTGACATGTAGCTCTACCTCCCAGCCGTCCCGCGACTCCCAGTTAGTGACCTTAAGCTCAAGTTCACCTTTACAGTCTGGGTGGGAGATGCGCCATGTGTAGATGGTCTGGGTGTCATCGCCGTGTTCAGCCAGGGCAAGGAACTTTTCACGCTCCCAGCCCTCACCACCAGGATCAATACCCGTCATTGGGGTGAGCCAGTCCACAAAGTCCCGGTACCCGTAGGCACGGCTGCTACGTGCCAGCACACCCAGCGCATTACCGATTCCATACACCCGCTCCACACGGCTCTGTGCGGGGAAGTCCTGAACCGCACCAATGAGATAGCAGCACATTTCACGAACCTTCCTACGGGTGGGCATGGGCACCTCCCACTCCATGCGGCGGTAAGCGTCCTTGCGCACGGTCAATGTTCGGTCGGACGTGTAGAAATTCACCTCCACCGTGGGCATGGAATCCAGCACCTGTACTTTGAGCAGGTACGGGCACTCCGCGTTGTCTTCCTCCACGTCGATGTAGAGACACAGCGGTACACCCTCCGCGTCGATCACCAGGTAATCTCCATCATCGTCACGCACCACAAGCGCATACATGTCCGAGTCAGGGCTAGGGTGACGTCGCAGCTCATGAGCAAACAGACATGCCACATCGTCGGTCTCTGTGACCAGTTCTTCTCCCTTGTCTGCCCACGCCCCTACAATGATGTAATCGTCATTGACTTGTGCACGTACCCGGCCCCTGTGGCTGGTAGCCACCCACGCACTTAAGGCATTCTTGATATTCGCGTGGCGCTGGTCAACGGTTCCGTTTAGTGCTTCCATTAGTTCACGTCCTTCATAGCGTCATGGATACGGATTTCAAGCTCTGCTAGAGCGGTGATGACATGTGTCGATGTGATGGTGTCAGCGGTGATTTTCCCATCAGACAGGGCGATGTCGTGATCCCCAAACCACCACTCAAGGTGGGTAAGGGGGAGGTGATGCCCGCTGCGTTCCACAGGGTCTGTGGCACCGTGTATGGTCATTTCCACCCCACTGGCTAGATGGTAGAGCTTCACGTCCACGGTGCCCTTGAACGTGGGTTTTAGTGCGATCACTTGGATTCCATACCCCCTATTCACCTGCACCGTGTCCACATCAAAGGCGTTCCCCCACAGCCGTGGGTTCGGGTCGATGAAGGCGGTGAGGGTTTTCAGCAGACCATTCAACCCAGCCGGGGTGACTGCTTGTGATCCCAGGTCAAACCCGTTGGGCTTATGTAACTGTTCACAGTGTTGTTCAATGCCGTGCAGTGCATCAAGCGGGCTACGGCTACGATGCCCTGCGACAATGGTAATGTGCAGAAAATCCTTCCACTGCTTCATGTACCATGGCTCCACGACGTAGGCCAGGGTGTCAGCCGCTACCGCGCGGACCTTGGACTCGCAGCGCACGTCATTGTCACCGTCCAAGATGTGGGTGGTAGTCTCTGTGACCAGGTTCACGCCACGGTGTGAGAACTCTATCACGGCTCCCATATTGTGGACCGAAATGTACATATACAGCGTCCCGGCCTTGATAATTAGGCTTTCGGGTGCATCATCCCCACGGTAGTAGACCACCTGCGTATCACGGGCGATGTAGGGACGTAGCACATCACCGTGTGCCTTGTGAAGCATGTTACGAACCGTCCACAGCAGGTGCTCCATGGTCTTAACCGGCTTTACCTCCCACGCCACAGGTATCTGCTGCTCATCGCCCTTGACGCCGAGTATGCCGTTCAGCGCGGGGGAAGGGTTCGGCCACACCCGTACCACTTGTTCCTCCATCACACGGTGTGTCAGGTCACGTATCGGGTCGTGTGGCATGTCCTGCACGTCATCACTAGATATCTTGTTCACAGTCAAAATCTCCCTTGTCTTCGTCGTGGTCATCGTCTTCATCGTCGCTGGTTAGAGCGATACCCAACTTGTTCAAGGCATCAGCCGCTCTGTCCATAGCAGCGGATACCCCCTCAGCCACTATCATGAATGATTCCTGTAGGTTCGCAGCCTCACCGGCACATGCGGCACGGGCACGTTTCATATCCTGCTCGCATCCATGATGTGTTTGTGGGATTCTGATATTCCACGGGTGAGTAGTACGGGCGTCGTAGAGTACCCCGTAAAGCTCAAGTACTGCGGTGTGAGTGTCATAGTGGTAGTTCCTTATCTGGGTGTCACGGTCCATGGGGACCGGCTGGGTGGTGAATGATTCTTGTAGGGCGGTGAAGCCCTCTAGGGACAGCACCTGTAGCAGCCCTATCCCGGCTGGGTGGGGTTCTTGCATCCGGCGGTGATTCGGCGGGAGGGCGTCGATAAACCTATCCAATGATTCGCCGCGTGCCATTCGCTGAATGATCTGTATCACCAGTTCATCGCCGCTTAAACGGTCATTCATCGTTGTCACCCGGCGCGGGCACATCGTCAATCCCAGCCGGTACAGGCAGCGGGTCACTGGCAAGCGGCACGGCCTTTTTCGTCACACGGCCACCGGGCTCAATCAGCGTGCCCCGGGTGAGCTTCTTGGACGCGTCATCAGCCTTTGCGCTCCACCACATGGCGGCGTCGTGGACCACTATTTTCGCATGCCCGTCCGTTGCTAGTGACTCAGCCGCACGGCGCACGGTGGCAAGCCACCCGTACAGGTGCGGGGCCGTGCGGGTGAGATGGTTAGGTCGTACCCGTCCCTCCTCACCCATCACGCCGGTAAACCGGGTCCAGTGGCCCTCCACCCACTGGCAGCACTGCCACAATAGGCGCTCCACGTATTCACGGTGGTTGTCGATAGTGATGGTAGCGATGGGGCGTAGGTTTGGCTTGAGGGTGTTGCGCGCTGAGTCGCTGATGTACAAGCGCACCTGCACGGTGTCCCCTGACGTGTAGCACTCAGCCACAGCCGGGGTGATGTGGGTGCACCACAGCGGATATCCGGGGGTGATACGCACACCAGGATTGGCCAGTTGCACTAACTCCCCGTCCACCTCCACGGTGCGGATCACGGCAAGGGTGCCCGTGTAGTGCTGCACGCGAAAACGACGATCATATTTGGCATATCGCCGCTCGCGCTTCTCTACTTCATGTTGTAGTTCACGCTCCACGGCGGTGGCCATATCAAGGCCGGTGCGTACGACACGTAGTAGGTTGTGTACGTTGTCGATACGCTTCACGGTGTGGTGCGGGTACAAACCCTGCTCACGGCTAGTCTGTTCAGGTGCGGCTGCACTGAACGTGGCTGTCAAGTAGTCAGATGGGTGGGTGATTGGGGTCTGCGTGGTGGGGGCACCATGCGGGGGGTTGATGCCCGGCGTGGGTTCGATGTTCCCAGCCGCGTAGTCGCTTGCGACTGTGCCAGGTTCACGCCGCGTGGCTTGCACTCCCTGCTTGTCGGTCTTGCCCCCACCTAAAGGAATCTCAGGCATTGATTATCATCCTATCAAATACATAGGGTGGGTATGTGGTCAAGGTGCAAGCAGGGAATGTCACCCAACCGAGGTGAGAAATATCCAACAAAGTACATCATGTGTACAGGTGGTGGCGGGGTTTCACTCCCTGCTTGCACTGTCTACATTACAGGTTGGCACGCTAGTGTGTCAAGTTCATAGATGTTGTGTATGTCACATTCACCGTGTGATGGTGCTCACGGCGGCGGGGCGTGAGTCTGTGAATAGGATAAGTGGACTTAGATGGGTTCAGGACATGACAAACCCCGCCCCATGGTTGTTCATCCACGATTGGGGCGGGGTTTCATCACTCATCAGCAGCTCCACAGGGGAGTACGACTAAGTCTATCACGGCTCTAGGTGAGCTGGTGGGGTGGCGCCATACCTGATGGTGTAGCGGGTGGCTACAGGCAGGGCCGGGGTCTCATTGTCCATGGTGACAGTGTGGGTGAGCACACGGCGGCGATTAAGGTACGCCACAGTGTTGGTGAATATGTCCTTGATAATGAACCCGATCGATGACCGGGTGGGTAACACTCCCAGCGCACTCACGACAGTGTGGTGTAGCTGGGGGCTGTCCACAGCGTGGCTGTCTCCCTTGCACACCAGCATCTGGACATGGTAGGCCCCCTCATGGACGGGGTGGGGTGCCAGCGCGGCTATGAGGGTGACTGGTCCACTAGTCTTGGTGGGCATGGTTGCCAGCACCTGCATGGGGCAATAGTCCGACGCTGGCAGCCCGGAATCAGTCACGTCTGCGTACCGAGTCACGGCTTGCCCTTTGGTGAGGTCAAATACACAGCCCTCAATAGTCAGCTTGAGGGTGTCCAAGAACCTGATGGGGTAGGTGGACGTATCCACTTCTGGCCATTCTTTTGCGGGAGAGTCACACACGGCTGGGTTCATCAGGTCTAGGGGGAAGTGGAGTCTCCACGCAGCGGCTAACTGGTCATCGTCAGGGCTGGTCTGGGTTTCTAGTTCATCACGGCGGTGGCGGCCCATGGTGGTTCCTTATCGGGTTTAAGTGGGTACAGGGGGAAGTGGCGCGGTGTGTTCGTCATGTGGCCCATTACCCGGCCCCGCGCCACAAGCCGGGTAATGGAGGTTTAGCTAGTCCCTGCCTTGCACGTGTCGTTTCGTGGTCTCAGGTAGGGTCACATTTGTGTGCAAGCCAAAGTTCACGTTTTCATTGCGCATCCACCAGCTCACGTAGTTGTAGACGTCCGAGATAGTGGGGTTCTGGAATGCGGCCTTGTTGAATTGGCCGGGCTCAACGTTGCCGAACATGCACCCGGGGGTAAGTTCCACGACGTCACTCATGATGAATGAATCGCCGTCGTCATCAGTCACGGCCACAACTGAAATCACCAGGGCCTCAGGTACTCCAGCGACGTTGACCATCTGAACCATCACCTTGTGATCCTCCATGTCTTTGACTTCCATGTGCTTGACACTGTCCAGCCCGGCCACAGCCTGTGGGTTGTCAGCCAGCCGGGTCAACTGGTCAAGTACCGTCTGCTTGTCTAGCACGTAGCCAGTGACAATATCGCAGTAGCTGGCAAAGGCGCGGGCCACTTTCGACGGGGCCGTGTCCGCGTCGTAGGTAGGCAGTGCATCAAGGGCCGTGGCCAGGTCATCAAGGAAGTCACAGAGTCGTTCGTCACCCTCCATGTCCATGACCGCATCCGGTTCAATGGTCCACAAGGCGACGGTGCGCTTGTCAGCATCACGCAGCTGGACACGAACCACGGGGGTGTGAACGCGGCCATGCAGCGGGGCGGCCACCACCTCACAGCCATTGTCGTGGGTGGCAAAGTACTCCGAGTCGGTGCTTGATGCTGTCACATTTTCATGGTCACGTGCTAGACCAAAGGTAAGGCGGTCGCACACATCAGTGAGATTGGACATTTGATGTTCCCCTTTCGGGTCGTAGGTGTTCGGGTCAATCGAAACGATGTTCTAGGCGCATCGTCTCTCACTGTCCAGGGTTTGTGTCTCCCTGTTGGTGTGACTCCACTATAGCGCCGTGGCACACCATCGTGTCAAGTTGACAATGTGTGTTGTCAGTCACGGGGTGGGTGAAGTGTCAACAAGCCCCATGATCGCCCCTCACAGCCGCGTGCACACCTCCCATGGGTGTTTAGACCTCCACGGCCACATCTCCAGCCACAGGCCCCACACAGCCGGGATTTGGGGCGTCCACGCGGCGGGTGCGCCGTGGGAGGGGCTGGGGTGGGTAGGGTACATGGTTATCCCGGCTCTCACGTGGTTCCCTCCACCGTGGAGCGTGGAGGTCTCCATCACGGCTTGTTTGGTGGTTACATCCAGGCTCCCACCCTCCACAACTTAGGTCACCCTCATATGCACTTTCCACAGTGGAAAGTAGTGAAAGTGATAACTAGCCTCACTACCCCCGTATGCAAACTTATGCAAAACTGTGATCCAAGTCACACACCCTTTTTTACTTGCTGAAATACACCCCGCGCGGTCGTCTCCCGGGGGCCACCACACACCACACTACCCCCGCCCCGACGGGTAATACGCTAAGCTCGCGGCGTCCGCCCGCTCCGGCGGGCAGCGGGACGCCAGAAGGCGAGCTTAGCTAGTATTACCCTAGGGGCGGGGTAGTAGTGTGGTGTGGTGGCAACCCCGGGGACGCCGACCGGTCTCGCTTTGGGAATGTAGTAAATTAGATACTTCTATGGCTTCATATTTGCTACTGACCTTGTGCCCATAAAATGGCCACCAGCCGGGGTAAATGGGGACATCTACGATAAAGTGCCAGCTGAGATTAGGTTTCGACCGTGCTTACGTGGGGTGGAGATGGAACGAGCGGGGGTAATTAGGGACCAGTAGGGCGGTGCAAGAGCATGTGAGGGCGGCGATGAGCGGGGTTCCGGTGGCTGGTACATGGAGCTGGTGGAGGTGGGGTGAAATAAAATTTTCAATGGGTGAGCAGCGAAAATGGACGTGAGTAAAAAAATTTCGGCGTATCCAGAAAAATTTTTCACGCTCATTTTGGTGTGCATCGACGCCCTGCGAGCGGTGATGTACATGCCCTCCCCCGGCCCCTCCCGCCGCGCCTTGCCACCCGCCGGTAGTTGGTGGTCTATATTTGGTCGCATACGCCGCTTCACAGCCCGTGTGGCGGCTTGAATGATGAGAGGGGCCCATGGGACATGGCCAACGCTAACAAGAAGCGTGGAGACGCTGCAGAGCGAGCTGTACGCGACTATCTCACAGACGTGGTAGGTGAGGGGGCGGTGATCAAGACACGCGCCGGGTTCAATGATGATTTGGGGGACGTGCTCGCGGACCTGCCAGCGGGGAGGCTGGTGGTACAGGTCAAGGCAGTGAAAACCCCCAAATGGAATGAGTGGTTTGAGCAGGTGGCCTCCCAGGTGGCTGTGTGCCGCCGTGAGTCTGCACCACAACCGGTGGTTGGTGGTGTCGTGGTGTCCAAGAGGATCGGGATAGCCGACCCGGGTAGATGGATAGCAGCGGCCCCCCTATCCCAGCTGATGGAGCTTATCGATGCCGTGTACCGTGAGGGCGTCGAAGATGGCAAGGCCATGGAGGTGTTAAGCCGTGACGATGTCTGATTTTGCGCCACTCACCTACGATGACACCCCGGTATGGTTCCTATCCAGCCTCAAGCGGTACGATCGCCGCATTACCGTTGTAGGTTCCAATGACGATCCCCGCACCGGTGCGCTGTGCCATCAGCTTGAGCGATACCAGTGCGAGTACGGCTGTGTGGACCCCTTTGTTTACCCGAACGCCCGTTCGGTTGTGGAGGCTAGACGCGCCGGGCTCTACCGGTTCCCAGTCGTGGAGTTTGTCAGTGGTGATGATCGTCGGTACGTGGAGGGGGTGGATCGTGGAAGACTGCTCTGGTTCCTCACATGCCCCACTTACTAGCCCGCTGATTGGTCGTGAAGACCTCCCCCGGTTGGTGGCCTCAATTAGGCGGGGGTTGGTAGAGCTAGACCACCATAAGACCACGAGGCCCCCCACCCCAGAAGTCAAGGGAGGTTTTCACAAAGCCCCCTCCCCGGGTGCACCATTGAACATCCACCTTGTGGATGTGGGGGTGTGGGCACGTCACCAGATCATGGCTGTGCTACACCCAGCGGTGATGTACGTGTCCCCCACCCATGCCCCTCATGATGTGGAGGGGTTGCTTAAGTGGGTGGAGACATACCATGTTCTGATGAATGACCTACCCTTTGAGCCGTGGCAGCTCATGGCCACCACACTCATGGAGGTAGATCAGGTACTAACACAGGAACTGGCTCCATTCCACGACGATACTCCCACTCATGTGACAAGTCTCACAGGTAGGCAGGTGTGTAGGCGTGCACGGCTGTGGTTCGGTATCACGCTCACCACCAGTGAGTTGGCACGGTGGGTACGTCATGACCAGCTGGTTTGCGGTACCGACCCCATCACTGGATTCAACACCTACCGGTGGGATGATGTACTCCCCCTGCTTGCACGCAAGGCCGGGGTACCCGTGAGTACCACCCCCACCCCGCACAAGATACCCCCAGGTTAGTGGCGCTACCCCCTGCCACTACTTGCCCCGCTGTCTCTGGGTATGCTACCATCAGTGGCGGTCACCATAGGTGCGAGCACCTGATGATGTGACTAACCGCACAAGGTGTCATGATTCGGGACACTTGCTTTCGGTGAATGGGTCAAGCGGCACCCTTGATGGAGTAGGCACCATCAAGGGTGCCTTGCTGTATGTGGAGGTGAGCGGCATGCCTGGCAGTGGTAAGCGTAACCGTGCTAAGGGTATGGGTAGTGCGCACCGTACACAGAGGCAGCACCTGCTCCGTGCACATGTGGACGGCACACCATGCGAGCTGTGTGGCCGTCCGATGTATCGGGATGAGCACCGTAACCATGACGGCTTGCCGCTCCATGCAGACCATGTACACAAGCGCATGGATGGTGGAACTAAGGCAACGAGATTGCTACATGGATCGTGCAACAGCCGTGATGGAGCTTTGGCCATGCAAGAGCGCAAGCGGCAAGAGCGAGCACAACAACGCATCGACGATGTTTCACGTGAAACATCGTCAACTGTGAATGTTTCACGTGAAACATCAAGTGTCGTTGACACTCAAACGGGGTTGTTGGTTCTGGCACATCTACAGATGAAGATGTGAGTTTGTCACCCTCATTGTGGGGGTGGTGTTGGAAAACCAACATGATTGTAAAAATCGGGCATTTTGTCCTGATTTTGGACAGTGTGATCAATCTCACGAAAACTAATTTTCGGGGGTAATTTTCGGTCTACTTCACAGCTGCTAACTACCCCCGAATCAGACCCGCTACTTGACACGCTCCACCACCCCGGCTAGCCACATAAAAATAGCCCCTGACCTGGGGTTTTGTGGTTCGGGGGTGCCCCCTGATAATCTTAGGTACCCCCACCCTGGGGCGGTCGCTCCCCCCGGCGTTCCAGTATTTTTTTACACCCGGCTCACCTGGGAAAATGGTGGGGGTGACATAAATCATAGTGGCTGTACGCTGGGGTTTTCTGGTTTCAGATTAGCATACTTCTTTTGGCACGCAAGTTCGCCATATGATAGTGATATGTCAAATCCCGCTGTCAGAGGTCGAAAAAGAAAAATCCCGATGGGTGCGCCCCCAAAGATAATCGCAGGGGTACACCCAGATGCCCGTGAGATATATCACGGTCTTGTGGATGCAGCCGGGGGCGATGATTGCCCACCAGACTTGCGCGGCTTGATCGCACAGGCAACACACCTGTATAACACACTGGTCAAACTGTCAGAGATGCTAGATGGGGACGCTAAGACGTGGTTGGAAATCTACGACGATCAAACCGCCACGACACGAGCCATGCTGGTGATCGATAAGGTCGTGGAACAGCACCGTCAATCGGTAGGTGCGTATCAGCGCGCGATCACAACTATCAACGCCCGCATCAAGGAACTGAACGGCAAGGAAGGGGCTAAGGATGACACCCACGCTGGTGGCAAGGACGCCCCACCCGAGTTCACAGGCTTTTCAGTCATTGCAGGGTAGGCAGACCCCCGAACTACTGGTGGAGTACCCCGGCACCCATCAGGACGGGGAGAACCTACTACAGCTGGCAGATTCCCTGAACGCGAGTCTGCTCCCATGGCAGCGATGGGATTTGCTGGCTATCAACGCACGCCGTGAGGATGGTCGTTGGTTGCACCGTACATGCGTGATCGTGTGTACAAGACAGAACGGCAAAACCTACGGGATGCTGTGGCTTATCCTGTACCGCACGCTTGTTCTTGGACAGTCGGTGTTGTTCACAGCTCACAGGTGGGAAACCGCCATGAAGATTTGGGAGCAGCTGAATGACATTATCAGCATCACGCCGTGGCTTAAGAAACTGGTGACACGCAGCGGCTGCTCACAAGGGCGCGGCTATTTCCGGTTTAAAAATGGTGGTGAAGTGGAGTTCACCACACGCAGCGCCGGGGGTGGGCGCGGTCTGTCAAAGATCGACGTGACCATTTACGATGAAGCTTTCGATTTGACCGATGCCGAAATTGCCGCCACCGCCTTCCTCCGCAAGGCGGCCAAAGACCCGCAAACCATCTACGTCACCAGTGCCGTGCATAGGGACTTTATTCAGCACCAAAATGGTGAAGTGGTATCCAGTGTTAGGCGTCGCGCCCTAGAGGGCAAGCCGGGAATCTACTTAGCTGAGTACGCCGCCCCCAAAGACATGGACCCGGAGGATGAAGCGACATGGAAGGCGTCGAACCCGTCCTACGGTGTCTTGTGTGATGCACAGGCATTCTTGGACATCATGGACTCCATGGATACTGAGGCAGGGCGTGTCAATTTCGGCGTAGAGGCGCTGGGGTGGGGATTGTGGTTTGGTGATGCAGATCACGCAGGTCATACCTACGTGGTGAGGCCAGAACAGCTAGACGCCTTGGCACCAAACGTCACAGTGACGGGACTGAGAACGGCCCTTACCGTGGACGCCTCACCGGATGGTGACAAGCTCACCATGGCGCTGGGAGTGCTCACCAACGACGTCGCTCACCCGGTCTACGCCGGGGTGCTCTACCACGGTTCGTTTCATCTTCCCACAGTCATGGAAAAAGTCATGGCGGCGATTGACGTCTACAACCCAGAGTTGATCGTCATTGACCCCAAATCCCCCGCCATTGCCGTGGCTGAGAAATTGGACGCGGCGGGGCTAGAGGTCAAATTGATAAACCTGACAGATGTGCAAGCCGCGTTCCACATCTTCATGCGGCATGTCAAAGATGAGACTGTCCTGATTGAGCCGCATGAGTCTTTCGCCCCGGCCCTGGAAAAGGCAACCACCCGTGAGGGTGTCAATGGCGCCACGGCATGGGCACGGACCAGCGGCGTGATTTGTAACCTAGTGGCCGTGACCAATGCGGTGTGGGCAGCTGAACAAATCACGCCACCGGAATACATTCCTGACAAGGCTTACGCGGCACCGGAAAGTGTCATTGACAGCGGCGGTGAAACCCACACAGCCCCTGTCAATGACAATTTCGGCATTGAAACAAACATCATGACTTTGGCATTTTAAATAAGGAGGTGCAGACATGAGCACTGAAAAAGGCCATTTCAGTACCCCCCTTTATAGCACCATTAAAGAAGACAACCTAGATTTGCAATGGCCCCGGTCTGTGCAAGTCTATTCCAAAATGGCGCGTGAAGATGCTCAAGTGCGATCCATTCTACAGGCAATGACCTTGCCGATTATCCGAACCGGGTGGCGCATACGCCCCAATGGAGCAGACCCCGAAATAGTCAAAATGGTGGCTGAGGATTTGGGCCTTGAAATTGAGGGTGAGGAAGTAGACACCCCCACCAAATCCAAAGGCAAAGTTGATTTTAAATCCCACCTTGGATGGGCACTCAAATCATTGGTGTTTGGCCACATGTATTTTGAGAAAGTCTATTCCGATGGTTCCGACGGTCCACAGCGGTTAGTCAAGCTGGCACCCAGAATGCCAGACACGATCCACAAGATAAACGTGGCCCCTGATGGAGGGCTTGAATCCATCGAACAAAAACCTCCCTTTGTAGCCAAAGGTAATAGCCCCTATCAAGGCCCCATCACCCTAGAGGTGGGGAGGTTGCTGGTTTATCTCAATGACCCCCAGACAAGTGACTGGCTGGGAACGTCTGTGCTGCGTGCAGCCTACAAACATTGGGTGCTCAAAGATAAGCTGTTGCGCCTTGAGGCGTCGATCCTTGAGCGCAACGGAATGGGCTACCCGGTGTATGAGAGCAGCGGTAATGGCTCCCCCAAAGAGCAGCGAGAAGAGATCAAGCGCGGTGCTGACATTAGTAAGACTATGCGCGCAGGTACCTTAGCCGGGGCCGGTATCCCCAACGGGGCGAAACTCAGCCTATTGGGTGTTTCTGGTACGACAGTTAGCCCCCGTGAGGCGATCAATTACCATGACTCGCAAATAGCCCGCACAGCCTTAGCACACGCCCTCAACCTTGAGGGCAAGGGCGGTTCCTATGCACTGGCAGAGGTGCAAATGGAGTTGTTCTTGCAAGGGTTACAGACCATTGCGGAACAGCACGCAGCGGTGGCCAATAACTACCTTGTTCCTGACATGGTGGAGAAATACACCGGCCAAACAGACGCGCTGTGTCCGTTGGTTGTTTTCGACACAATAGGGTCGAAACAAAAGATTACAGTCTCTGAATTTATTCAGGCTGTACAAGCCAAAGTCATTATCATGGATCATTCCACTGAGGAATGGTTTAGACGTACAAACCAAATTCCGGCTAAGGAACTCAGCCGGGAAGAGGTGGAGCAGATTATCAGTGATAACAAGCAGAGCGAGGAACAACAGCCCCCGCCTAGCCCTCCCACTGATGAGAACACCCAGCCACCTACCGACAATGAGGAGAATCAGTAATGAAACTGCTACTGTACGGGGAAATTGGCTGGGAAGTCCGAGCCGCTGAATTTGTCCCCGCCCTAGATGCTGTGACAGATTCACATATCGACCTGCACATATCCAGCCCCGGCGGGGACGTGTTTGAGGCACTAGCGATTATGAACGCCCTCAAGGAACACCCCGCCACAAAGACGGTCTACATCGACGGTCTGGCAGCGAGCGCCGCGTCCTTCATTGCCGTTGGTATCGGCGGGGAGGTCCTTATGCGCCCCGGTGCTGAAATGATGATCCACAATGCACAGGGCGGGGCATGGGGTGATATGAACGATATGCACGCCATTATCGACCGTCTGGAATCCGCAAGTGCGACCATCGCAGACATCTACGCGGCCAAGACCGGTACCGATGCTGAGACGTGGCGCGCGGCCATGGACGCTGAAACGTGGTTCAGTGCCGATGAAGCACTGGCCGCCGGTCTAGTGGACAAGGTAGAGGCAGCGGGCGAAGGCGTCGATAACCGCAAACTAGCCGGGGTGAGTAACACTGTGCGCGGTGGTCGGTATCGCCGCCGTGAAGACGCCCCCGCCCCACAACCCGCCCTGATGAATCGACGCGGGGCACGAGAGGAGAAACATATGAGCTTTATCGACAAGCTCAAGGCGGCTCTGGGTGCAGACCCTAATACCTCCCAGGATGACCTGTTGAAATTGGTCAACGTGGCGGTGGCCGGGTTCAACCCAGAGGTTGCCGTAAAAGACAACCAGTCCGAGGAAACCGTCACGGCTGAGACGGCCAGCGACGATGAGGAGAATCAGGAAGAGGTTGCCGTAAAAGACAACCCGTCCGAGGAAACCGTCACGGCTGAGACGGCCAGCGACGATGAGGAGAATCAGGAAGAGGTTGCCGTAAAAGACAACACGTCTGAG